TTGCAAACCCACCAAAGTATGTTTATGTGAGTAGTTCAAGATTGCTACTTGCTAAAAATGCAGACTTTGTAAAATATAGTACGCCATCCGCAAATTGCTACGCTTGGTATGTTTGGGAAAAAGGATTTCAAGGAGAAACGATATTACGATGGTTCAATTGATGCATGGTCGCAGTATTGCAACTAACATCTGTATAAATGAAACAAAAATAAAAAAGAGATGGCGAAATATAATTTAGAGTTCGAGTTGAGTAAAGAAGATACTCCATTAATCAAGAAAGAAGGAAGCTTCACATTTTCAGTTGATGTAATTGGTGAGGTTGTTGGTGAAATATCCAAAGGCTATATTAATAAGTTTGGCGGTCAAGAAGAGCCTGACTCAGATGATAGAGAGATTGCAATACACGCTATTCATTATGATATAGATGATTACTTATTATTTTGTGAGGAAGTAGGTTGTGATGATGTTGGAGCGTTAATGAGTTACATAGATAACTTAGACTATGCAGATAATGAAAAAGTTAAAAATCATTTCTTTAAATTGTAAACATGAAAGTATTTAAATTAGTATTAGCTCTTATCGTAGCGATAGGGTTGATTTTTGTAACATTCAAAGCGAATGACCTAAGTATGTATTTAATATCTAGTATAGCTATTATACCATTGACTTACATTATTATAGTCTACATAAATGAATTAAGAAACTAATGGAGATTATTAAAGAGTACTTCGATTTTATCCTGTGTAATAGTGCTATTTTCTTAATGTTCTTTTACGGAGCATTTGACGGCTTAATGGATATATCTTCTGAGAATAATTTCAAGGGAGAGTTAAATCATTTGAACAAGTCGGAAAGTTGGAAAAACAAATGGTATATAGACGCTAATGAGAATCCAATAATACAAGAAAAGAAGCTATGGTATTACTTGTATATTTTCACTCCTGTATATGTAGAATTATTTCCTTATTCAAGTACATTGTTAGTTTGGTTAACAGACTTCTGGCATAGAGTGAAATTCTACAAAGGTATTGTTATGTTAGTGGTTATTTTGATTCAATCTTTTGTGATGAACGAAATACACTTAGTAGATATTTTAGTTCTTGTATGTATGCTTAAAATAAGTGTGTGGACTGGATTCTATACAACTTATACAGTTTACAAAAATAGATTATTAAATGAGAGGTAATGCTAAGTATAAAAAGCGTTGAGGAACGAAATGATTATTTATATAATGTTGTAAACTTTTAAAATTATGGATTGGATTAGCACAAAAGAAAAAATAGACAAATATCTAAAACAGATTGAAATTACTAGTTGGATTGATAGAACACATAAGATTATTCGTATCTATTGTCCTAATACTGGATTCAGAATTGAAATAGAAAATTATAAAGACATCAAGAAAAATAAAGAACTGGCTTTATTGATGTATACGCTTTATTTAGAATAAATATTATGATTTACGAAAGATTTTCAGAGGGGCAAAAAGTAATATGTATTTCAGAAGACTTTCCGTTAATTAAAAAATATGGAGGGACGGGTAAAGAAGCTCAAGCGACACCTAAAAAAGACGAAGTATTAGTGATTGATGAAATACTTGGCGAATTTCTTAGATTTGATATTTACGATACAGAAGAAAGTAACAACTGGTGGAAGGATGATAGATTTATGCCAATCTAAACCCAGTAAATATTTTAAAAAGCAAAATGGATAAGATAATTACAGAGTTAAACGAGCGTCTAAGTTTGTTAGAAATAGCCGATTTATTAACAATTTCTCAATGGTGTTTACACGAAAAACTAATGAACAAAACATTTACAAATGAAGAAATTGACATTTTAAAACAAAAACATAAAGAAATACTATGAAAAACTTAGAAATAATATTCCCTGCTGTATTTAGTGCTTTAATGATAATTACAGCACTTCTAATATTCTTAGACAGAAAGTATCCTATAGTGAGCTATAACATTGCAGTAAATGTAACAGACGTATATAGCAAGACACCTAAAGAAACTTATTATGTCACGATCAAAACAAGGTTCAAATCTTTGTGCTTATCGAAAGCTAAAAAAGAAGTTAAGAAAATACAAACATGTTCTTACATGGAAATTCACACAATAGTAAATGATTTATAGTATGAAGCACGATTTTGTAAATATATCGCATGGGTTTGATTATCCATTATTACCAATTTCTGATATTGAACAGTCAACAATTAACAATGTAGTAAACTTTGTAATGTCGGACAATTCAGATACTTTATTTAGGCTTGAACATGATGATACAAAAAAGATAGTGTTATTTCACACAGTAGAAATTGATAGTAAGTATTTTTCGGTTGTATATAATGCTTATGTAATGAATACTACTTTGTATTATTATGTTGTTACAGTAAAGGAATTAACAGAAGATGAATTTCTTGAAAAATGGGTAATTGAGCAACAAAGAAAGATACTTAATTAGTTTGAAAAAATCATTACATTTGCTTACTTAACATAGTAAATGTAATGATTATGAAAATATTAGGATTTAGTTTTTTTGAAAAAGTAAAAGATAACTCAGTTATTTCAGAAGCAAAACAAGATGTATCAAAACAAGAATCTATAGATATTTTATTAGAAGTTCTTGAAAAATACGAAAAGAGTAGATTTGACCAATCACCAGATACGGTAACAGTTCCAGCCAAAGCAGGAAGAAGCTCAGTTCCAGAAAATACAAATCAATTTTTCGGTAGCTCGTTATCCCCTATTCCAGTAGATTATCCTTTTAATTTACTTCCAATGCTTGAAAATCTTCAAGTGTATAATCGACATATATCTTATGCAGTTGAAAACATAGTAAGTCTAGGAAACAATGGGTTTACTGTAGATTATGGTTCAGGTAAATCTAGCTCAGAGATTTCTAAAATGAAAGCACATATAGACTCAGTAATGGGTGGATGGTATGAGCATTCTGATGGTGTTAATGGACTTGTAGTAGATTTGTTTGTTCAAGCGTGTGTATTCGGTTGTATAAGCTCAGAAAGAGTAATAAAAGACAATCTAAGTGGCATCAAGAAGATTGTAAGAGTATCACCTGTTAATGTCAGATTTGCATACGATAAGGAAAATGACTCATTCATACCAATGCAACAAAATGTAAATCAAGCTTACGGAAGTTCTGGAGGTTACATTGAATTGAATACAAACACCTATTCATATATCGCACTTAAGAGATACAAAAATACACCTTATGGTGTAGCTCCTTACTTTTCTGCAATAGAAGACTTACTTACAGAGGGCGACATGATTAACGGCTTTCGTAACATGATGAAAAGAGTGGGTATGCTTGGATTTTTAAGCGTATTAGTTAAAGCACCTAGACAAGATGAAGGGGAGACACCCGAACAATATAGAACTAGATGTAGTGAATATCTTCAATCAACATTACCACAAGCAGAAGCATCATTCAGTAAGGGTATAGCTGTAGGTTTTGAAGGGAGTCATAAATTTGAGATTTCAGGCAACAACATGAACACTCAAGGAGCAGAGGGTTTGATGGATATTGTTAAGAAGCTTGTATTTGCAGGAACTAAACAAGATCCGTCAATGTATGGTGAGAATTTCAGCACTACAGAATCTTTTGCAAAAGTAATCTTAACAAAGATGTCTAAGCAAGTTGAAAACTATCAAACTATAGTAGCAACATTCTTAGAGGTTTGTATTGTACAAGAGTTATTACTTGCAGGTTTCAATCCAAAAACTATAAAAGTTAAATTCAACAGGCCATTAGTTTATGATGAACAAAAAGAAGTTGAAACTCAAAATAAAAGATTCGATTTACATAAAAAAGAATATGAACAAGGTATAATTGACCAGGTGAAATTTGCCAATTTAATGGGATATGATAAGCCTAAAGAGAAAGAACCTAGAGTTTCAGTTGTTCCAGTTGCCCCAGTTAAAGAAGACAAGCCAAGCAAAGAAGAATTGATAAAAGCAATACAAGGGAATACACCTCAATTTAATTATGATATTCCAAGTGGTTGTGATGATACTTTGTCATTAGCAGAATATACAGACTTTGGAGATTCTTTTATTAACTCTAAAACTAAAAGATACATAAACAAAATCAATGAACAATTTCAGAAAGCAGTAAAGAAAGCAAAGCCAAATCTTGAAAGTCAGATTAAAAAGTTTGACCATTCAACGGATTTACAAACATGGCAAGATGCAGTTATAACATCTCTATTTATAGATTGGCAATCTAACTTTAGTTCAAAGATTGCAGATACAATTGATTCAAACGTAGAGCAGTTATATAACTACTCAAGAAAGAATGACAATGTATTTAGACAAGCTAAAAACTTCAAAAAGGAAACAAGCTCATTCTTTGATATTCCAGAATCAGTATTTGGAACATTAGATTATAGGACTATCGAATATTTGAAAACAGTAGACGGCATTTGGCTAGGTAAATTCATTACAGACCAAGATACTATTGATAGAATGAACAAATGGGTGGCACAAGCCTTTGAAGATGGTAATTTACCAATTGGAGACAACATAAATACTAAAATGTTTCTAAATGAGTTTGAAAAGACTGTAAAACTAGAATCTTGGAAAATAAGACGAATAGTAGAAACAAACGTAAGCAAGTCTAGGACGTTCGGAAATGTAAACTACATGAATCAAGCACAAGTAACAAACTTTGAAGTAGTTGAAGTTATGGACTCTAAAACATGTGAATATTGCTCACATGCTGACGGTATGATAATGTCCGTTAAAAGCTATGTAGATGTGATAGACAAAGTAACTTCAAGCGATCCGAGTGAAATAGACAACATCACACCGTTTGCAACAAAATACAAGCCAGATGACTTTAAAAAGTTAACAGCTAGTGAGGTTCAAGGATTAGGTATGATGACTCCTTTCCATTGTTTTTGCCGAGGTCGCATAGTTAGTGATTTGTAATTAGTTAGTAATTTATATATTTTAGTAAAAAAATAAAGCCATGACGAAAATAAAAGGCAATTTAAAAATCAACTTCTGTAGTGCGGTTGATTGTGATATGATAAATCATAGTTCTAGTTTGGCTAAAGAAATTATTTTGGCTAAAGGTGGAAGCTTTGATTTACCTATGGATGCTCTTAATCCAGTAATATCAGATGATGATTTTGTAGAGTTTCCATTTAGACAACTTTCAGCTACATTAGTGGGTGGCAGTTCGTGGAAAGCAACAGATTTTTCAGATGAAAAGGTGTTGAAAGCTTCCATGAAATTATTAGAAGATAAGCCAGTATACCTGAACCATGATTTACGTGTCGGAAATGAGATAGGAGTAGTAGGAAAAGCTAAATGGTCAACTTCATACGTGAACAAAAAAGGCGTTAAAATACCTGCTGGAATAGATGCCCCTATGCGAATAGATGGAGTATTATATCCTCAATATGTTCGTAAAATGAGTGGTAAAACTCCAAGTGTTAAATCATCTTCTGTAACGGTGAACTTTGAGTGGGAAGCATCACACGAATTTGAAAGACCAAATGACTTTTATTGGCATTTAGGTGAAATGATAGATGGGACTATGGTTCGTAGAATTGTAACAAAGATTACAGACTACTACGAGAGTTCTTTAGTTTGGCTAGGAGCTGACCCTTATGCAGGTATATTAGATGAAGATGGAGAGGTCAAATATGTGGATATGGATGGAGTTGTAAGTTTACAAGCATCGCAACCCATAAAAGAATTATTTGATTCTCAAAATAAGTTTGTTATTGATTTTTGCTTAGGTCGTAAAAAATCATTAAGTTTGGGAAAATCGGAAAATAATTTAAATGAAAACGAAATGAATGAAGTTTTAGAAAAATTAGCTCTCTCTTTAGGTGTTAAAGCAGAAGAGTTAACTCCTGAAATGATTGCTCAGTATTCATTTTTGAAAGTTGAAGAACTTGACAAGTTAAAATTAGATGCTGAAAAAGGTAAGGACACAACAGGATTAGATGCTATCACTAGCCAATTAGATACAGCGAATTTGTCTGTTGATAATTTGACAAAGAAAGTATCTACTTTGGAATCTGAGGTTGTTACTTTAAAAGCTGACAAATCTAACTTGGAAACTAAGGTTACTTCTTTAACTGCAAAAGGTGTAATTGCTGATTCAATCTTTGAGAAAAGAAAGAGCTATGCTGTTGAGTTATACAGAAAGAGCTACGGAGACAGAGCAAGTGAAACTATAGTGGAAGAGCTTAACGGCGAAACATCTTTAGAAAAGCTTGAAGTTAAAATAGAAATGTTTGGTGGTAAGGCTATCAACACATTTGGAGGCAAATGTAGAAAATGCAAATCAAACGAAATTGAATTTCGCTCTTCGCAAGAAGATGATTCAAGTTTTGGAAACGAAGATTTAGCAGATGATTCAATGTCCTTCATTGATAAAGTAATTAGTAATCATTAAAATAAAATAAAGACATGAGTACAGGATCAATTCAGTCAGCAAGTAAGACCTTATATAAAAATAAGGCTGGCATTATGTGTCAAACATTTATAGCGTCCGCTGATTTAGTTCAAGGACAGCCAGTAAAGATTTCAGGTAACGGAACAGTAGCTCCAGCAGGTGCAACTGATTTAGCTATCGGATATTGTGAAGTAGGTGGTTTAAATGGAGAAAGAGTAACAATTCACGTTACTATCTATTCAATAGATGCCTTAGTTATCATGAAAGGTGGTACAGCTACAGCAGGTGGTTTTGTAGTGCATAATGGTACAGTTACGGGTGGAGTTCCTGAGGTTGTAACAGCAGCGAGTACTAACAAAGCAAAAGGAATTATTCTTTCAGGTGGTGCTGCTAATGCTGAAATTAGAATAGGATTGTTAAATTTTGAAAAAGTAATTGCTTAATAGCGTTACTTTGATAAAATTGTTTTAAATTTTAAATAAAAAAAGACATGGCGGTATTAGAGCTAGGTAAATTGAAAGAACACAATTTATCATTAAAGAAAAACAATCACGGAACAGAGAAGCATGTAGATGTTACTGAAACCGTATTGTCAGAATTACCTAAGTTTGCAAGTGCTTTGGTTTCTTTAAGAAAAGGAACGGCAGAAAACAAAAAAGGTAAAAAAATGAATCCTGTTGATATTTCTTTTGAGAAAGCGGTCAACATGTATTTCGATACTGACGTTAAGACATTATTGTCTCAATTAGGTATTCACAGTAATTCAATGTCTCTTTCTGATGCTTGTCAAGTATTAGGATATGACAACTTGAATTTATCATCATTTGAAAATATGATGCTTGAGCATTCTACAATGATGAATGATTCAGTTTCAGGTAACACAAGTCAAATAAGTGAAGCTTATAGATTCTTGATTCCTGAATTGATAGGTACTGCAATTAGAACAGGTTATGTTCATAGTGCATTACATACCAATTGGATTGTTTCAAGTCAAAATATCTCACAAAGAAGTATTAAGATGCCACAGATTTTGCGTGGTGACGGTATGCCTTCTATCGTGAATGAAGGAGCAGATATTCCAATGGGTTCTGTAGCATTCGGTCAAAAAGAAGCTAAAGTTTTCAAAGTAGGTACTGGTTTTACTATTACTTATGAATTGTTGTTTGAAAGTTCAATGGATATTTTATTTATCTTCTTAGGTGAAGTAGGTAACGATATGGCGATTGGTGCTGACGTATTGGCAATGAGTACTTTGATTAATGGTGAGCAAAGTGATTTATCAGAGTCAGCTCCTGTAATTGGTGTTGAAACTACTACTTCTTTTGCTTATAAAGACATCAAAAGAGCATTCACAAGAGGTAAACGTTTAGGTCAGCCTTACACAAGAATCATTACAGGTGAAGATGATGGAATCAACATCACAGGTATTGATAAATTTGAAGGTTTCAACGGTGGTACTAATCTATCAAGCATCCGTTCAATCATCGGTGTTCCTGAGGTGTTCGATATTGACACACACGTACCACCTGCGAATCAAATTATCTTTGTTTCACCAGAGAAAGCGATGGTTAAATTGGTGTACAGAGGTTTGATGACTGAAAGAGTTAGAAATCCTAAAAATCAAACAGAAGAATTGTATATTTCTGACCATATCGGTTTTGCGATAGTTAAGAGAGATGCACGTTTGATTTTGGATAAGTCAATAGCTTTCGCTTCTAACGGATTCCCTACGTACATGGATATTGATGCAAGAATTGCTTCTGGATTCAAAACGTTTTAATTAAATTTTAAACAATATTAAAGGGGTTGGTTTAATTACCAATCCCTTTTTTAACAAACAAAACAAAAATGGATAAAGTAATTATAAAATTAGCAAAGAAAGACACTTCTTTTTATGATGGTAGTCAATCAGATGTAGAATCTCAAAAGCTAGTAGGCGGACAAGTTAAGGTTTTGGATAAAACACCTTATGTTAAGTTGTTGATGGACAAGGGTGCTTTAGTTGTAGCTGACAAGAAAGAACTTGAAGATTACAACGCTTCTATTAAATCATCTAAAGTTGTAGTCGAAAATACTGACAATTCAGAGTTATTGGCTGAATTAGAATTAGCTAATTCAACAATCGAAAATTTGACTTTAGAAAATACTTCTTTAAAAGAAGATTGTTTGGCTTTAGAAGATGAAGTTAAAAAATTGAAAGAAGATTCATTGAAAACAAAAGGTAAATAGATTATGAAAGTCATTGTAGGATTAAAAGACCAGCGAACACCTTTAAAAATTAAAGGTAAATTACTTACAGGATCAAGCACTATATCTTTAGAGAAAGACGATGAAGTTGTAAAGTATATGAATGCAGGTATTTTAGATTTTAAAATGATTGACTTTTTTATTACAAAAAAAGAACCAGGAGAATTGCTTTGTGAAATACTGCAACCACCTAAAACAAAAGGTTCTATAAAAAGAAAACGTAAATAATAAAAAAAGCCTTTGCAAATTGTAAGGGCTTTTTTTTATATCTTTGATATTATGGCAATAGGAACTATTAATGATGTAGTATTCAGTAGGGTTACATGGTTAACATCTACAGATACAGACGATATAGCAAAGGTTGATACTTTTGTAGGTCAAACACAATATTATTTACAGGCTTATCTCTTAAAGTCTGATGTAGATACAGAAGATGAAGGTACTTACACTAGCAAAGAAAGACTATTAACTGGCTTAATGACTTCTTATACATTAGTCACTAATAAGATAATGGAAAATACTGGTGGTGTAAATGGTTCAGCTCCTACACCTGCTAAAGTGTTGAAGAAAGCAAAGGCAGATGTTACAGAAGCAGAGTTTGAAGTTCTTAAAGCAGAAGATGGAGGTTTCTTAATAGCAACGGCAACACAAATACAAGATGCTTTGAAAGGTGAAATATGTCAGTTGGCAATATCAATGAATATAAGACTACCTTTGTGTGGTACACCTATTTTAACAAGTCCAAATGATGCTGGGGCTTTACCTTTTTTATTTACTTGTGGAAATACTAACTGCTGTTAATTATGAGTGATCAATTAAGTCAATCAGATTGGGATGAGTTTGATTCAGCTATCAAAGACATTAGAGATACATTCTTTAACATAGATATTGTTATCAGTAGATTTGTAGAGAACTATTCTAACTTTTATGGTAGAGAAAAAAGCGATGTAACAGATAAGACTGATTTTAACCTTAAAGCTTTGGCAATTTATTTTAATAATTCAAAGGATAAATCTACAAATGATAGATATGATTTTGGGAATTTAGAAATGACAGAGGGGTATTTGTTGATTTATTACAAAGATTTGGTAGATGCTAACTTAGTTGATTTGGTAAACAAGAAATACACTATTGATACTACTGTTGATGAAGTATATTTTCGTGGTGATAATTACACATTGATAGGTGGATCAGAAGTAGGGCCTTTTGAGGATAGATTCGCATTGGTTAAATTATTCTTTAAAAGGAGGGTTCAAAATGGCTAGTGGAATGAAGAAAACGGGTAATTGGCTTAAAGTAAATAGGATAGTTGTTAATTTAGCCAATGACATTAATAGTGGAACTAGAAAAGCATTGACTGATACTGGACTAAAGGCTGAAAAAATAGCAGTAAAACACATTAAAAATCAAGATTTAGAATGGGAAGCTTTAGACAAGGATTATAAAAAAAGAAAGGATAATAAAGCTACTGAAAATTTAAAACCAAGTAAAAAAAATAAAGAAGTAAGCACTAAAACATTAATAGCTACAAGTGATTATTTCAATTCAATAACTTCTTATAGAGATGGTGATACTGCATTTGCAGGAGTTAAGAAAGATGTTGAAAATAAAGATGGTACTAAAATAACAGATATAGCGGCTGTACATGAATTTGGAACTGATAATATCCCGAAAAGGGAATTATGGAAGCCTACATTTGAAGAAACTTTAAAATGGATGATTGATACTAAAGTATTTAGAGAAGCTGTATCATTAAAACTAAGAAACAGAGCAAAATGATAGAAATTAACGACATAGACATAAGCATAGCAGTAAGACTAGAAGATGTGATTTCTAAATATGGGTACTTTCCTAATATAAATGATTTTAAGCCGTTTCCAATTGACAATGTGCTATTTGGTCAAGCTGTTGAAGCAATTAGAACTGGTGGTAAAATACCTATACGAGTTCACATACCTGCTACACCCTACAAAAAAGGTAAGGTAGTAGATTCTATAATCGACATTAGAAGAAACTACTTTACAAAGGGAAGTTTCGGTTCTGGAAATCCTATTGAAATAGTTCAAAATGGAGCTGAATTTGATAAGGTACGACATCAAGATTTGGCTTGTAATATTGAATATGAATTGAGGTTTATATGCAATACTGAATACAATCATTTAGCTATTGACAAGATTATAATGGAAGCATTTGGATTTAGGACGTGGATTCAAGCGTATGATTCTAATAGAGACAAAATAGAAGGTTGTGGATTTGAATTTGCTAGTTTTGGAACACCTACAGACTTAAAAGACCCTGACAGAGTAGAAAGAATGTATCGCTTTATGGCTAAAGATTTGTTTGTATATGAACCTGAAATATTACAGGCAGGAATAAAACCAATTAATACTATTGGAATTGATCTAGTAATTAAAAAAGATACAGAAACAGACAACGAATCAACTGACAATGATTTAATTGGGTTTGAAATTGTAACTGACTAAAAAAAAGATTATTATTGTAATCGAGCGTAGTTTTTGTTTAAAATAAAAAGATAAGAAATGACACAGCAGTTAAGTGGAGTTCCTAAGGCAGTTGCTAATGTTGTTGATAGTTCCCTTGTATTTAATAGGGATTCTATTTCAAACATTTGCGTGCAAGGAGTGACCAAAAGAGGTAAGGTTGGTAAGCCTGTATATGTGCGTAATAGTACCGAATTTACTAGAGAATTTGGAGGTGATGTAGATGGAAGTGATTTTCCTTTATATTGTCGTAGAATTTTAGATGCAGGAGGTAAACTTTGGGTATCAAGAGCAGGTCATTATACAGATGTTGCCGATAAGACAACTCTTTCAGGTACTAAAGGTGCTGTAACCGTCGGGACATTAACGACTGCTGAAACATTGGCACAAGCAACTGTAGTAGTTACTAATGCAGGAACAAATGTGAATACATTTACAATTGAACATGATGGTAATACTTTAGCTACTTATGATGTAGAAACAAGTGATACTATCTTAGATGTTGTTACTGGTTTACTTGCATCATTTGCTAACAATACAGACGGATATACTTTAGTAAGTTCTAATAGTACATCTATTGTAATTAAAGCACCTGTTGGAACTGGAGCTACTGTTAATACAGATGCTTTAGAAATCAATGTTGCAGGTGGTGGAGCAGGAGCAGGAACAGATGGAACATTTGCAGGTGGTGTAACTGCCGTAGGTGAAGCTATCAATTTCATTGCGGAAGAAGTAGGAAGCGGTTACAATGGTACGGTTATTCAAGTTGTTAACGCTTCAAGCGGTGCAAGTGGTAAATATGACATCAAAGTAACGGCAAAAGACAGCGATACAACACAAACTTACAAAGACTTTCCTACTAGTGCTACAAGTGGTCAAATAGCTACTTTCAATAGTAAGATGAAATATGTACAGATTGTAAGTGTATTGTCAAATCCTTCGGTAGGTACTGGTTCTATTGCTGGTGGTATTCAAGATATTTCTTTGATTCTTCCAACTGATTACAATGGTTCAAAAGTTGGCCAGACTGGTTGGTGGTCATTTGGTAATGTTACTAATGCAATGAGAATAGCTAATATCTCTATTTCTGACCCTGTTGTTGACTTAGGCTTAGCTTCTTATGTAGCAGATAGAGGTGACATGAGATTCCACATTGCAAGTCCAATAAATGCAACTCCAGAAACTGTTAAAGATTACAGATTAGGAGAAGGTATTTACACACATCAAGCAATTGACGATTGGAGAGGTTCTTTAATTGCAGGACAAGTTAACATCACAGACGAAAACGATTCTCAAAGAACATTCAATATCCCTGCTTTAGTGGATTACTTAGGCTTAAGAGCAAAAGTAGATACTGAATTTGGTGCTTGGATTACTGCAACTGGTTCAATTAGAGGTAAGGTAACAATGCCAAATAACGGAGTTGATGAAGTGAATTTTATTTCACCTGCATATTCTGACATTGCGGACGAATGCTTTACAGAAGGTGTAATGGCGATTGTTGATGATGAAACTTATGGAACTGTAGCATGGGGCAATAAATCATTATTGAGAGATAGAAGCAAGTTATTGAACGCTGAAAACGTTGCTGACTTAGCTATGTTCTTGAAAAGAAGTTTAGAGCCTATCGCAAAGAAATATATTTCAGAACCAAATGATCCTTCAACTTGGAGAAAGCTATACAGAGAAGTATTACCTTTCATAGCATCTTTGGAAACTGGTAGAGCAATTGTAGGTGGTGAAGGAACTGGATGGTTTTGGGTTGGAGACCAAGATGCAGTAACATCATTGCAAGCAACATTCAATACACAAGAAGATATTACAGCAGGCATTTACAAAGTAAGATTTGTATTTATTCCTATCAGAGCTATCGACTACATAAATATTGATGTTACTATTACAGATGGTAATGCTATTGTTTCTGTTGTAGAAAACACATTGTAAAATATTAAACATTAGAAAGATATGGCAGGTATAATAACACCTAGAAAGAAATTCAGATTTATTCTTGAATTAGATGGAGCGGATAGTTTCCTTGTGCAGGAAATTACACCTCCAGATGTCGAATTAGCAATTGTTGAGCATGGTAGTCCAGGCAATATGCCAAATGGTAAATCGGCAGGTAAAATGAAAGTTGGAGATTTAGTTTTGAAGAAATTAAAACCAGCGAACAGAAAAGACACATGGGCTTGGGACTTGATGGCTACGGCTATGATAGAGCCTATGTCTAGTGCATTTAAAACTGGTTTCTTGAAAGAGATGTCTACTGACATGGTAACTCCATTACAGTCTCATTATTTGGGTAACTGTTGGGTTAGCAAGATTACAAATGATGGGTATAAGTTAGATGATAGTGAGAACATTATGCAAGAGGTTACTTTTGCAGTTCAGTATTATTATCCTACAGATAGTCCACAGTTCACGGCTATTTTTGCAAGTTCAGGAGCTAAAGCGATGGGTCAAGCATTTGGACTGGGTAATTCATAGTTTACACAATAAACTAAAACAACAATATAAAAAACCTCTTCATGTAAGAGGTTTTTTTGTTTATATTGCAATTAAATAAACAATCAAATAAAACAATTATGGCAAGAACTAAGAAATTTGTATTACCTTCTGGTGTAGGTATTACAGTAAGGTCACTTAAAGGAAAAGACCAAGGAACATTAACAAATCAAAGTAATACTAATCCAAACGATGCTATCAATGAGATGTTAGCTAGTTGTATTATTCAGTTAGGCGACATAACTAATGTTACTGTTAAAGATGTTGAAAAGATGCTAACTAATGATAGAAAATATGCTTTGGTTGAGCTTAGACAATTCTCTTTGCGTTACATGGAAGTATTCTCATTTACTTATGATTGGGCTATTACAGGAGGTAAAAAACAATCTCAGGAATTTGATGTAACGTTCAATAGAGATTCTTTTTCTATAATTCCTTATGTATGGGTTTCTGACCACATAAAAACACTAGACAAAGAAGAACAAGAACTTTTATTGAGTGAAAAAACTTTCTATCCAGAAATGTACGAAAGCTATGACGAAATGCTTAATGAGCAAAAGCAAAGAGTTTTCAAAACAGATGAAGGCGAAGTGATAGTTTGGCAAGTATGTGACGGTTTGCAAGAAGCTAAATTTAGTAAAGTTTCTAAGTCTTTAATGGATGCTAACTTGCATATTCAAATGAGAAAACCAAAGGTTGCTATCAATGGCAATATTGCAAATGCTTTAGTAGATTGGAATTACAAAGAAGCTGAGATATTTGATACTGAGAATTTCAGAAGGGAAATGAGGAAAACAGAAGGATTGATTGATACAATGTTGACGATCAAAAATGACGAAAATCCAAATCTTGAATCTAGGGTTGATTTAATTTCGACAATAGATTTTTTCTTCCCATCTCAGGCGATATAGAGGAAATTTATTTCCACTTGAATTATCTAGGATTCAGGTTATCGCTTGGGGAGTTTATGGACTTAGAATTTGAGAGCATTGATAAGTTTGTTCGATTAATGAATAAAACTAAAGATGATGAAAACGATGCTTTAAAAAGAAATTAGTAATTGCGAAAGAGGATTAAGTTCCTCTTTTTTTTTATATTTGGGTAAAACGTTGACAATATGGCTTTTGGAGCAACAAATCAAGGATTCGGAGTGTCATTCACATTGCATGATGCCTTTACGCAAACAGCAGGAAAGATAAAGAACAGCTTTAACGGACTTTATGATGGTGTAGGTAAACTATCTACTAAGATTAATGAAGCTTTACCTGCTTTAGGTGGGTTAGGCTCTATTTTGCTTAGTGGTGGTATATTAATGGGTATATCTGGAATTGTGGCTAAATCTGCTGAAATGAGTGATATGTTGGCAGGAGTAACTAAAGCCACAGGTCTTGCAGGTAAAGCGTTGATGGATTATCGGAATGAACTAGATGCAATAAATACAAGGACATCAATAGGAGATTTGATTGACATATCTGTAATTGGTGGAAAAATGGGAGTCGCTAAAGAGGAAATTCTAGGATTCACCAAGTCTATTGATATGGCAGTAGTTGCCTTGGGGGATGAATTTAGTGGTGGAGCTGAGGAAGTAGCTACTAGATTGTCAATTATGAACAATCTATTTGCTGAAACTAAAAGCTTGAAAATAGATGATGCACTTACTCGTATAGGTTCGTCACTAAACTTTTTAGCGGATGCTGGTGTAGGGTCGGCAGGTAACATATCGGAATTTACTAATAGAATAGGTCAACTTGGTAAGATGGCCCCATCAATAACTCAAGTAATGGGATTAGGTTCTGCATTAGAGGAACTTGGTATTAATGCACAAATTGGAGCAGGTGGGGTTACGGCTATATTGTTAGATGCAAGTAAAAAGCTTCCTCAATTTGCAAAACAAATGGGAGTTACAACAAATGAAGCAAAAAGGTTGATAAACACAGATGTAAATGAGTTCTTCTTAACATTAGGTGAATCTTTTAAAGGGATGTCTAATGTGGATATGCAACAATCATTAAAATCTATGGGTATTGGTAGTCAAGAAGCTGTTAAAGTAATGGCTCAATTATCTACAAACATAGACTTAGTAAGATTAAGACAATCACAGGCTAATGATGCTTTCAAAGAAGGAACTAGCTTAATGAAAGAGTTTGAAAATCAAAATGCAACATTTGGAGCTTCAATTGCAATAGCACAAAAGAAATGGGATTCAATTATGGTTAGAATAGGTGAATCATTAAAACCTATATTGCAACCTATTTTAATTGCTTTAACAAAGATAATGGAAGTATTTGCAGACTTTGTATCTACACCAATAGGTAAGGCTATAACAGTAATAACGGTTGCATTCCTAGCTTTGGTTTCCGTTATGGTATTGATTGGAACTATACTTCCACCGTTAACTGTGGCTATGAATTTATTCGGTATATCTACAACTTTTGCACTTGGTCCTATTGGTTGGTTAGTTATTGCGATAGTAGCTTTATCAATAGCTGTATATCAAGCGAGTGATTGGATTCTTAACGGATCTGAAAACATGGTAATATTAGGGAATGCGATACTTTATTTACTTGGGCCTATTGGTTGGTTAGTTGCAGGAATAATGGATTTAAAACGTGCTTTTTCTGAGTTTGATGAATTGGCAAATGGAGGAGAAGTTAAAGACGGTTTACTGGGTTACTTTCAGAAGGTTGGCGGTGCTTTGACTGGAATGATGGAAATATGGGATAGTTCTACATCTGAGGGATTTTCTTTATCCGAAAAAACTAGAAACGCTTTAGAAAGAATGGGAATACTTGATTTTGTTCTTAATATTGGTACTTATATTGTAAGAATTAAAGAGTTCTTTAGGGGTGTAAGAGATGAACTTATGACTAGTTTTGTTGACCCTATATCTAAAGAATTTAGCGATTTTGGGGATAGATTAGCAGATTTCTTTTCACCTTTAACCGAAGCTTTTATTAGTATTAAGAATACAGTTAAAGGAGCATTTGAACCTTTGTTTAATTTATTTGACAGTATTAGTTTAAAGATAGGTAAGGCTGAAAGTTCAATGCTTTCATTTAAAAATGCAGGTCATTTAATGGGTAAAGTAATATCATTTGCTTTGAACGTTGTTAAAGAAACATTGTATGCTATAATTGACCCTATAGGACAGTTGACAAAGCTATCTAAATATGTTGCAGGTAAGTTTAGTAGTTCTAAAGATAATAAGGAAGAATCTCAAGGTGTTTTAAAAGCTACAACTAAAAACGTAAATGAACTTTCTAGGAAATCTTCTGATGAATCTTATGAGAAGTTCCAAGCTAGTAGAAGAGCAAATACTACAAATATTAATGTAACAGCTCCAGAACATAAACAGCCTATAATTCATACTAACTTAGTAGTGGACGGTCAAGTTCTTGCTAGGGCGGTAAATGATGCGAACGAGTTTAACGGTGTAATAAGTAGATAATGGGATTCAATACGACAGATAATAGGATACATTTAGTAGAGACTACTTCGCCTTTTAATAGGGTCACGTTTCAATTTATGCCTGAAAATTTTAATTGGCATCGAACAATTAAGAATGAAGCAGTTTCTATAGTAGGTAGAAATAATGATTTGTATCATTATAGTGGTGGAAAAGATGAAGTTAATTTTACAATTGATTTTCTTTCAGACGAAGCAGGTAGAGAAGATGTTTTGAATAAATGCAACTTTTTGAAGTCTTTAGGTATGAAAGATGGCGGATTCGGTAAATGTAAGAATGTTAAGTTGATAATGGGTAGATTTCTTAGGGATGAAGTTTGGATAGTTGATGATGTTGATGTTTCTTATTCTAATTTTGACAACTTTAATGAGTTCCTGCCTTTAAGAGCAACAGTTAAATTAAGGCTAGTTTTAGATACTGCAAAAAATAGGAGGATTAAAGATGTTAGAGGATAATTTAATTGAAGTAAGTCAATCTAATTTGTACCAAAATGGAACTATTATCATATTTGATAATGGAGAAAAGGAACTAGTTAGAGATAGGGTAGAATGGAAAGGAAGCGTTAACGATACTTATTATAGAGTAAGGCAGAATGATTTCATTGACTTGATCGCTTACAATGTTTACAAAGATTTGGTAGAAAATCCTGAGTTCTATTGGTGGTTAATCGCCGATGCAAACGATATTGAGAACTCCCTTGATATAAGTGAATTTGTAGGTCAAGAGATATTGATTCCAGATATATTTACTTTCTTATTAACGTTATAGATTATGAGTTATTCACAATTTTATAGAGTAATAGTAGAGGGAAATAAAAGAGATATTACTGATAAAATTAGTAGTATCTATTTTGAAGATTCTGTTGATGATTTAGATGTTTTTACAATGAAATGTAGTGGATTATCTTTAGATGATTTAGATAATATTTTTGTTAATGGAGTGATATTGAATGTGATATTTGGATATTTAGGTGGTTCACAATCAAAAAAGAGAACTTGTAAAATATCAAATGTAAACGTTACTTATGGTGGTATTATAACAGCTAATGTTGTTTGTTTAGATTTAGGAATTGTTCTAGCAAAAACTAAGATAACTAAGATATGGCAAGGTCAATCTATTAAAGATATTTGCACAAAAGTAGCTAAAGATTCTGGAATGTCTATCAGTTTTGCAAATGATACAAACGCAAGTATTAATAAGAAAATAGATTTGATTACACAAACTAATCAAGATAATTTAAGCTTTGTTAGAGGTATTATAAAGGAGTTTGCAGATTGGAAACTTACACCTATCACTAAAGACGACAAAATAATAGTTAAGGAAAAAGCGTTAAGTTCACCGTCAATTAAAACATTCAATTGGAATAATGGAGATGGTCAAGTAATATCTTTCACACCAAATGAGAAAGATACTAGCAAGTCAGAATCATCTTCTGAAACGGTAGCAAATGGATATGATTTATCTAACAATGAAAGTATAGAAAAGTCAACAACACCACAAAACAACAAAGAAAAGAAACTTAATGATTTCTCAAATAACTATGATGTAAATGCAAATTTAAATAGTAGGACTAGAAATATACCTACTGAGGTTAAAGATAGTGTTTACGTCCCTAATACTGATGCTACAGAGGTGGATAACAAATCAAAATATACACAAACTGAAAGCTCTTTAGACGACATTACGGCTAACTTGGTAATAAATGGAGACCCTAATATAATGGCTGATGTTATTATCACAATGAAGAACGTAAGCAAAAAACATTCAGGTAATTGGTATGTTTCAAAAGCTAAACATAGCATTGATGCAAGTTATATCACTACATTAGAATTGAAAAGAAACGCTACTGGAACGGCTCAAAGTGGTGACTCTACTAAAAACGAAGATGTAAATAAAACTGTAGGAGCTGACAAGACCGATAAGAAAATTAAAATACAGAAAAAATATAATTATGACACACAAGGTTTTGATAAATTATAGATGAAAAACATACAAGATTTTATACAGACACTTAGAAGGCTTGGACTTGAATACTTTGGATTGTATTATGGAATCTATCGAGGTACGGTTTCTGACAATAAAGACCCTGAAAACTTAGGTAGAATAAGAATAAAAGTTCCACAGATATATGGAAAAGAAGTTCCTGAAAAATGGGTTGAGCAAAAAGGAAACGGTATATTCTACGTTCCCGAAATTGGAGAGCCTATATTTGTGACTTTCGAAGGTGGTAATACTAGGTTTCCAATTTATGAATGCGGATGGTATGCCAAAACTCCAGGAGATGCAAAATCAGTAAATCAAAAAAACATAGTAATTCAAAGAGACGGAAGAACTATATTAATAGACTCAGACAATAAAAAGATAGTTATAAGTGATGCTAGTGGATTGACTATTGACATGGATGCAAAAGGTATATTTATTGGTAATGATGTTGAGAATCTTCTAAGCATACTACAAGATTTAACAACGCAATTATCAATAGCTAATGTTTCAGGTGTACCACTATCAAACGCACCTGCTTTTGTAGAATTATCTGCAAGACTTTCTTTGTTTTTGAAATAGTTGGTAAAAAATAAGTAATTTAGCAATATGGCACAAAGAAAATATTTAGGTATTGGTATTAAGTACCCAATTGAGATTTCTTCTACTGGAGCAGTTGAATTAAATAGTGATGTGGCATTAGTAAGACAATCAATAGTTAGGATATTAGAAACTAAAAAGGGGAGTGTATTTAATAATCGTTCTTTTGGTTCTGATGTAAGAGATTTATTGTTTGAGCCAAACGATAGCATCTTATTTTCTTTGCTTGATTATCATGTTGTAGAAGGTATAAGACAATCAGAAAAGAGAGTTGCTAATGTCAGCACAGAAATAACAAATAACAGCTCAGAATCAAGTAGAGTCGATGTTAAAATAAAGTATAGTATCTTAGCTTCAAATGAAGTAGATAGTTTCATTTTCCCATTTTATAGAGAAGTAAATTTATAAGTCATGTCATTAGTAAATAGTTGGATAGGTTATGTAGATAGAACAGTTGAGCAAGTTAAAAATAATTTGTTTGCAAAATATCAAGCTTTAGTTCCTGAAATTACAGACCACACAGATAGCAATGTTTTCAGTAAAATGATAAATATCTGGCTAGGTCTTACTGAACATTTGAATTATTACATAGACAACAAAGGACGGGAAACATTTCTTAGCACTTGTAGGAAATATGATAGTGCCGTAAAAATTGCAAGAGCTTTTGACTATAGAGTAAAAGGAAGGAGAGCTTCAACAGTAGATGTTACATTTACCTTGAATATTCCAGCTACTTCGATTGTTTTAATTCCATTAGGAACTAAATTAAAAACAACAGCAGGAGTTGAATTTTTGACTACTGAGCAAGTTACAATAGGTATAGGGCTTAGTTCTGTACAAGCCAAAGCAAAACAAGTCACAAGTGTATCGAGTGTTATTTTAGGGGTTTCAGACGGATCAATAAATCAAAAATTTGAGTTGCCAAATGATGTTGCAGATAAGAGCGTTGCTTTGCTTGCTGATGCCGAAGCTTATATGCCTGTTGAAACATTTGCTTTCAGTATATCAACAAGTAAAGTATTCCAAACTGGAATAAATGAATCTGAAATGATGGAAGTTAGATTCGGCGATGGTATGAATGGCTTTGTTCCACAAGCAGGTAAATCTATTTCGGTAACTTATAATTCTACTTTAGGCACAGATGGAAATGTAGGAAAAACATTAATCAATACTATTGATAGTGTAATAACATTACCAGTAAGCACCACTATTTCGGTTACAAATTTACTGGCTAGTAGTGGTGGAACTGATATTGAATCTTTACTAGATATTAAAAGAAACGTACCTGTATCACATAGAACTAAATTAAGAGCAGTCACAGAAGATGATTATAAGGTAATAGCTGAATTAGTAAATGGAGTAGGCCGAGCATTGGTAGATTATAAATGTACAAAAGACATACCTATTTACATTGCCCCTACTGGCGGTGGTGTTGCAAATCAAATATTATTAGACGATGTAAAAGAGTTTTTTGAGGATAAGCGATTAGTGGGTAAAACTGTTAATCCTATTGCAGTAGGGGAGATTTTAATTAACATAGTAGCTAATGTTAATGCTGTTGGTGGATTCCAAAATTTAGCGGTAAAACAAGCCGTAATAAATGATTTGCTTACCTTGTATAGCGTGGAAAATCAACCAATTAAAGGAACTGTATATTTATCAGATGTTTACGAATCTATCGAAAATACAAAGATTGGAGGGTTAAAATGCGTTAATAATTCAAATGTGTTGTTAATGTCTCCTATTCCTTTTGGTAGGCAAACAGATGGAACAGAAACGGTTCTTGATTGGGTGAAATTTATCAAGCCAGAAAGCACTACAACAGTAAAATGGAATGTTAGATTTACTACTATAAATACTTATGAATTGCGTAAGGATGACATTTATTATGGTACTTATTCAAGCGATGTAGAGCTAAGTTTCACAGAAATAACATTTACTATTTTAGGTGAATATCTAGTAAATGATAGGTTTGAATTTTACAGCTATCCTTACAACTCAAATCAAATAAATATTGTAGAGCCTTCTATTGCTGTTGCTAGTTTATTGTCTTTGAATATTAATGTAACTGGAGGTATATAATGTTTAGCTTAAAAGGAATTATATTCAAGTTGTTTGGGTCGAATGAGAAATTAAACGACACTTACAAAGATATTAACGGGAAAGGGATATTAGAGCGTTACAATGAAGCTTTGGCAGAAGACTTTGACGAAAACGCTTTGATATTGATTGACAATTTAGTGACAAATACTAAAGATCCATTTACAGCACAAAGTAAGTTTCTAAGTTATCTTGAAAATGATAATGGATTAGTCAATGATTTTTTAACGACTGAGCAACAAAGGAGACAGATACTTTCAATATCGAATAGATTATTTGATATTAGAGGTACTGTTTTCAGCTATAAATTAATGTTAAAATGGTTAGGAGTAGATGAAGTATATGTTATAGAACATGAAGACTACTTTTCTTTTGACTCAATTGTAACATTTGATTCACCTATAAGAACATTTGATAATACTAACTATTGTGGATGTAGAGAGTATTCAATTCAGTTGTATGGTAGCAATGAATTGACTCCTGAATTTGTAAATATAGTGTTTAACATTGTCAAGTTTAATGAACCTATAGATGCAGATTTAAGGGAAATTACTTACAATGGAATCAACTTAAATAACAAAGTTTTAAGTATTTATATAAGTGATGGAACAGATGGAAATCAAGCTGGTGATTTAATCTATGATAATGAATTTGCACAAGGAATAACTCTAAGAATAGCTACACTTGATGATGAACCTGAATATTTAGTTGGCGATGTAATTATAGAAGGTGAAAACGCATATAAGTATATGATATTGCCAAATGGCGACATGATTTATATTGATGGTGTATTCTATTTCAATAATTGTTTAAAATTAAATGGTGTAGATGAATATTTAAGCACTCCACACAATTCAACAATTGATTTAGTTAGTGGTCAATTCAGTTCTGGAATATGGGTAAGATTAGATAATGTTTCTGGTAACAATCCAATCGTTAATAAAATATCTTCTACAGTTGGTTATGACTTATCAGTTGTTGATGGAAAAGTAACATTAACCGTTAAAAATCTAACAGGTGAAAACAAGATTGAATCTACAAGTACATTACTTGTAAATGAATGGTATAATCTATTTGTAGAGGTTTTAGATGAAGATGTAGCTACTTATAAGATATACATTAACGGCACACTAGAAACTAATGTAGTAATAACTAGCACACTTACTAATCCAGATATTAACAACACAGAAGATGTTGCATTTGGATATGATGGTGTTGATTTTAGTGCTTTGGCAATAGACACTTATTTTATCGCTGAAAGCATAATAGACATTACAAACATTAAAAAAATATACAATTTCGGAGATGGTGATAATATAGAGTTATTCGGTATCAATAATATTTTGATGTTGTATAACTTTGACGAGGTCAATGGATTAACTATATTTGATACAAGTGGATATGAAAATCATGGTACACTTACTGGAATAGGAGACAATACAAATCATATAGGACATTATGAAAATTAATTTAGGGAACGTAACTGGTTTAATTCGGTCAGTTGATCCGCCAACTAAGACTTATGTTATTTGGGCGAAAATGGCAGACGCAGAACATCCATATGATGTTGAGCTATACCACTATGTAAGTGGTGAATGGGTTAAATTAGAAGGTGGAATAAACTTTGAAATAGGAAGTGGTTTAAGTAACGAATCTGGAACGCTTAAACTTGGAGTTACACCTCTTGATAGACAAACACCTTTATATTTAGATGAGTTTAATATTGCAATTCAATCAGCTGAAACTCTACCTTCTGGACTTCATGCTTTAACAACTTTTTCCCCTGGTTATACAGAGTTTAAATTTATTGATAACACAGGCTCTATTAAAAGAAAAGAATTTAGGTTAGATGAAAATAAACTAACAATTCGAGATGACGTAAATGAGTTTGGAGTTAAACTTCACGCTCCTTATGATGGTTCTGATGACCCTCTTTGGTTGCCTTATTGGGAATTTATTGAGAATAAATTAGCTGGTAAGTTGGGAGGGACAGTTACTTCAAATATAACAGTTACAAATGGTTCTAAAGGATTAATGGTATTTGACCCTTCGTATGGAATTGTAATGCTTTCTGGCACAGGTATAAATTATGTTATTGATGACCAAGGTTTAAGAGTTCTAAGTGATTATTCGACTTTAAATCCTACAAATTTAATATCAAAAGAACAAGCAGAAGCTTTAATGGCTACTATACCTAATAATATAAATAGAGAAGTTGCTACATTTGGAGATTTACCTAATGATGCTGTTGATAAAGAGCAAATATATGTAGTTGATGCATCTGGAGACACTACAGTTAATTCAGGTTGGGCTATTTATCAAAGTATTGGAGATAAACCATCAGGTTCTTGGATTAAATTAATGGAGCAAGAATCTTTAGACTTAGATTTATCTACAAAAGCAGATATTACTTATGTAGATGCACAAGACGCTAAAAAAGAACAGATAACCCCTACTTGTTTCGCTTCATTTTCAGGAGGGGTAACCGCTACTGCTGCAACAGGATTATCTTTAAGTGCACAGCCCCGTATGGTTGATGTAAATTTTGCAAATGTAAATTCAGGTTCAGGAACGTACACATTAAATGTAGATGGTACAGGAGCTTTAGCACTCTATGATTCACGTACAGACGCTCTACATACTAAAAATTCAATACCGAACGGAAAGTATATTACATTAATTAGAAGAAATAATAGATATTATACAACAGGAATAGAAGGTACAAATGACCAGTTGAATGCACTTGAGACTTTCGCGCTGAGTGGTAATAATTATGTTGTTGAGCGAGATTACTCATCTTTGCCTTCTTGGATTAGAGGAAGGGTATCTTCGACTAATCCAACTACTACACCTCAACTACTATTAAAGTTAGCTGGTGAGGTCGCAGTTGGTTATAATGTAGTTGATGCAAATGGAAAATCTATAAATGCTCAAGGTTTTAAGATTGGTGTATTCTATACTTTTGAATATAATGTGACAGATAATCATTATAGGGTGTTGCAAATTAACAAGGAAGTGTATTGTTCTGACATCACGACAGGTACAGATTTAAGCTCTACCGAATCTGGCAGAAAATTATTTCAATACAACTCAGGCAGTAATGGATCAATTACGATTGGAGCTGACACACTAAGAAATGGTGGAACTATGGCTTTTAATTGTTTGGCAGCTGGAAGATTGCAAGTTAATGTTAGTGGTGTGACGCTAACCGATAATCTTGGTTTAAATAACGTAGCACAGACATTCACTATATATAGAGACGAATCAGGAATATATTATATGAACTAATATGAAGCTACTCACACAAAATATAATGGATAGAAATCGTAGAGTTAGGGGAACTTTAGGAGTAGTTGCAGGTAAACCATCAACTTATTTTCAAGATAACTTCAGGGCTATTCCAAATACGTTAAAATTCGTTATAGCCGATGTCACTTATTTAGAATTCGATAATCTAATTGTACTCGGAGCTGGTTGCTCTGTTAAATTTCTAATCAAATTCACCACTCTTACAATAAACGCTAACTTGTGTCACGGGACAGGAGACAGTTCTATTATTGCAGGACCTACACTGTTGCAACTGAAGAGAACAGACAATACAAATGTCACTTGGAATGCAGGGTCTGGAGTTTCCTTTTCAACAGGGATTTATTATACAATCGAAATAGTTGCCACTAATTATTACACCTATACATTATATGTGGATGGAGTATCTAAGGGAGTTAAGACAGTTACTAATAATGGTAATTATTTCGATTTAAAATACATTAGCAGACCTGCGGTTATTGGTGCTAATAATTTAGCAGCAGAAGTTGATACGTTCCAAATTCAAGAGTTATCAACAAGTAGAACACACACCTACAACTTCTCAGAAAAAAACAATACAAATAGAGTAAGAAGCGAATCATTTTAAAAAATAAAAATATGGCAGTAGTTAATTTCACAAGAACAAATCAAGTTACAGGAGAAGTTATTAATTTCTCTTGTAATCTAGTATATAATGCAACAGTTCCAACTCCAAAAGAGCAGATTGAAAATGAGTTAAATTATTGGTTAAAGTCAACTAAAGATTTTGTTCATACTTTACATACCATCAAGGCAACTAAGGATGATGGAAGTCAGGGAATTGCAACTATTTATTATGACGAAGTAGAATTATATCCAACTCTATTAGAAGCTACCAAAGGAGGGGCTGATTATAATCTATCGCTTTCTTGGGTTAACCCTCAATTGATAAAATATTTCTTTGGTATGAGCATAAGTTATGAGGCTAAAATGAAGAGAGCAATTAACGGTATTTTAGAAAAAAAATTTAATTGCCTTCCAATTTTCGATCCTATGAATGACCAAGATGTTGTTGTTTTAGAATCAGATATTTATCCTTTAGTTGTTGCTTTTCAAACACATTTAGCTTCGTTGTAATGGCTATCTATAAGTACACTACAGATAAAGTCTACAAGAGGTACATCCCTGAGCTTAAAGGGGTGTACTTCAAAAGTGATTGGCTCACAATTAAAGAGGGACATTGTGAGATTGCAGAAAAATATTCGTGGAACGGAGCTAGTCCCAAAATAAAAATATTTGGAAGAATTATAGGGACTTGGGATGGGGCTAATAATGAAGCTAAATATGCTACACTATGGCATGATGCTTTTTATCAATACTCAAAAGACTTAAAGAATTTGAAAGTATCGAGATTATATGCAGATGTGAACTTTTATTTAGATTTAGTTTGTAGAAGATTCAAATTTCCTATGCTTTATTTTGTTGCAGTAAGATTATTTGGTTGGATAACTTGGGGTATGCAGAGAAAAGATAATTCAAACATTGAAACAAATTTCAGCTAATGGTAACAATACAATTAGACTTACCATTAGCTTGTAAAATAAAATAGAAAAAGAGTTTTTAAATTTAGTATCTTTAATCAAATTAAAATGAAAGATGTTTATATGAAATCTACCCATATATTTGAACCAATAATGCTTTATATGTCAGTGTCATTTGGAAGTATTGTTTCTTTAAAAGGGGTTGTCACATTCTTGCTTCCTGTTGTATTTTATCTTATGCAAATATGGATATTGCAAGTTAAAAAACATTATAATAGTAGTTGGAAAATGTATTTCAAAGATTTGATAAAATCAATTTGGTTAAAATAATGGGAAAAGGTAATTTCATATCGTCACTAAAAAGCACATTCATAGGCATATTAATGCTTGTATGGAGTGCTTATCAATTCAACTCAATCGAAAAAATAGAAATCGGATCATTTGATTGTTGGTACATTTGCGTATTTAGTGGTGGTGGATTTATACTTTTTTTTACTGGAGATAAGTGGATAGACAAGTTTATAGAATTGATTTTTAATAAGGTTAAGAAAATATTAGAGTAAATTATTATGGCACAAAAAAGATATTTCGAGTTCAAAGATGATGATAAAACCATAAGCCTAAATAACTGGTTAATGGGTATCACAGAAAGTGGCGTTTATGCAGGTTTTGACTTCCAAGGACAAAGTGGATTAACTTTTAAGTTAAGACATACATCAACTGGACAAGTTGTAAACAATGCGGACAACGTACCAAGTTCACCTATGGGTGTATTAGTTACTAAAACAGGTGCAGTTATCAAAGAAGATGAAGAATTGAGCTTTGTATTTACTGCAAATGGTTCAACAAGTAAAAGAACTGATACCGTTTACGCAGAACATACTTACATTAAAGATTCTATTGGTGGAATACAATGTACTTATGGTGTATTAGTCGGAACAACAACACTACCTAATCCTACTAATCAAGTAGCTATTGGCTATTTACGTGTTAAAGGACTAGCTACAGATACATTAAGTACTAGTGTAACTTTCGAGAGGGCAAAAAGACCAATTCCAAAAAGTGGAGCTTACAACGATCAAAAAACAGATGTTTTTTCATGGGAAGTTTCTGGTGATGTAAGAAGACTAGACAAGTCAGATGATTTGCGAAATATGATAGTTGAAATAGAAGACAATGCTATAACTCCAAAACGTATTTTAATTCAATCTAAGTCTGCATCCGTAGATTTTAATTACAGTAAAACATATAGAGAATTTCACTTTATTATTCCACCTATTGTAAATGCTGATAAGGATTTCACTCTTAGTATAGGAACTTACTACATAAATGGAGTAGAAGAAAGCTTTGATTTTTTAGTATTAACGGCTGACGAACTTATGAATAGCGGTCAGATAGTAGTTCATTGTACAGACAAAGCTTTGATTTCTGTTACTAAATCTATCCCTGCAATTGAAAGACAAAGATATGCAGTAATAGAAGCTAACAATACTATACCAACAGCAACAGTTCAAGACTTTACTATTCCAGACGGATTAGGAGAGCCTACAAACAGAATTGCGAAGTATGAAGACATTTTATCAAAAACACCTAGATATTTAAAAGTTCCTAATACACGTCTAGGAGGTGTTGAGTTGAACTCTACACCTGTAACTGGAACGACTATGTCAATTGAGGTTACAAGTGCAACAGGTATGCTGTTAGAATCTAATTTAAATACAGATGCACAGATATTAGGTGGTATTACAACAGCATTTCCAAGTTTTGCATTCAAGAAAATACAGCATTCAAATGACAATGTGCCTTTGTTCTATAAACAAGGTTCTGTAATTGAATTAAGATACAATTCATACGGCAAATGGAGTTTGTTAAATGAAGGTCAAGACGATGCAGATAAGCAGTTAGAAGGTGGTTTATTAGCTAAAACAGCAGACTTAAATGCAGTAGCAGGTGATTTAGTTACGGTTACAAGTAATTTAAATGCAATAAAGAAGTTTTTTAAAAGTATAATCAGCTATACATATACAGGAACTTCTGATGATGTACCTTCTGTATCGTTTACTGCAGGATCACCAGATGAATTAATACATACTATAACATTACCTAGTGATGGAATTAGTAGATTCATAGAAATAAATGCTAAGTGTAATGCGGAAATATTATTAAACATTGCAAGTTCTAGTTATACACGTTTACAAATACGACTTGAAAACTCTGACGGTACTGTAACATACACAGGTGGTGAAATTAAAACAAGAGAAGTAGATAGAATAAGTGGTTCGGTTGATATAAGTTACTGCTTTAATCATGCTGGAGATGGGGGTGTTTATAAAGTATGGTTAAAATTTCTAAATGGAACAACTTTTTATTTAACTAATATTCAATCAAAAGCAATCGGCACTCCGAACGTAGTCTTTTAAGAGGTTTTTTGTTTGTTGATTGTTGAGGGGTAGAATTAATTTTCTACTCCTTTTTTTGTGTATTAAAAATATAAACGAAACAAATAGTTTTTTTAAAAATAAAATGTTTATATTTGTATCAAGTTAAAACAAATAAATCTAGTAGAATAATTAATCAATTTAAAAATAAAAAAATGAAAAAGTACCCATCAATAGAACAGTTCAGGAGTGTGATTAAAGAGGTTAGAGCTAATCACGATTATCAAGGAAAAGACGAAAACGGAAAAGCAATTTACCAACATAAAGGAAATTATCCAACCTTTAAATTTAAAGGTACAATTAAACTACACGGCACAAATGCAAGTATAGTTAAATATAAAGACGCTGGTATGCAATTTCAATCAAGGGAAAGAGTTTTATCATTAGAATTTGATAATGCAAATTTTGCAAGTGAGATGGTTGCGAAAGATTTAAATTTCTTGTTTGACGACTTCTATTATGATGATTCAATAGCCGTCTATGGCGAGTGGTGCGGTGGTAATATTCAAAAAGGCATAGCTATCAATGGATTACCTAAAATGTTTGTTATTTTCGGTGTTTTAATTGATGATAATTGGATTGATTTACCCGAAGATTTGCATAATAATGATATTGGCATTTATAACATCTTACAGTTTCCTACTTATGAAATTGATATTGATTTTAACAACCCTGAGTTATCTCAAAATAAATTAATAGAAATGACTATTGAAGTTGAGAGTGAGTGTCCAGTTGGTAGTTATTTTGGAAATAAAGGTGTGGGAGAAGGTATTGTTTTTACTTGCGTTACAAACCAAGAATTAAAGTTTAAATCCAAAGGAGAAAAACATTCTGCATCAAAAGTAAAAATATTGAACATTATTGATGTTGAAGCAATGGCAAATATTAATGAGTTTGTTGAAATGGCCGTTTCTGAAAATCGCTTAGAGCAAGGGATTTCATTCTTTAAAGAAAATAACATCTTGATTGATTCTAAAAATACAGGAGAATTTTTAAAGTGGATTGTAACCGATGTTTTGAAAGAAGAAAAAGACACATTAGAAGCAAGTAGACTTGATGAAAAGAAAGTTAAAAACGCAATAGTAACAAAAGCAAGAGTTTGGTTCTTGAATAAAATTTAATCATTATATCAAGTTAAAACAAAAACAAAACTATGATACAATCAGAAGATAATCTATCGAAGTTATTAAACAGAATATTAGTTATTAACTACTTGATATTAAATGTTATAATAATTGTTTTTAAAGCATTTGGAATTGTAAAATTTTCATGGGTAATCGCTTTATCTATGATATGGATTCCATTGTCAATATCAATCTTTATTCTATTAATAACTGGCTTTGTAATAGGTAAAATATTAATAGATTTTGATAAAACACTTGTAATAATTTAAAAATAAAAAAAGAAAATGTTTAATAAAGAATTTTACCCTACTAGCAAAGAAACACTTGATTTAATGAACTTAGATTTATTAGGTAAGGTGATATATGAACCACACGCAGGAAAAGGCGACATAGTAAAGTATTGCAAATCAAAAGGATCAAAAAGCGTTTCAATATCTGAGATAAATGATGATTTGAGGTTGATAGCTAGTAAATATGCAGATAATGTAATTGGAAAAGACTTTTTTGATGTTACTGAAAAAGATGTGGTTCAATTTGATTTAATATTAATGAATCCTCCTTTTTCAGATGCTCATAAACACATTATACACGCATTCACAATAGCTCCTGAGGGTTGCGAAGTAGTAAGCTTATGTAATTACGAAACAATCTCTAAAAGTAGTTCTTATAGACAATTAGCAAGTTTAATTAGAGACTACGGTACTGGCGAAAATATAGGTGATTGCTTTTCAACAGCAGAACGAAAGACTGGAATTGATATTGGATTAGTTAAATTATTCAAGCCTGTTGTGAGTAAAGAAGCGGACTATTCAGGCTTTTTCTTAGATGATGAACAAGAAGAAGAAAATCATGTTGAGGGAATTATGCCATATAACAAAGTTAGAGCTTGTGTTAATCGCTATGTTGGAGCTATGAAAGTATTTGATAAGCTAGAAGAGCAACAAATATTGATTAACAATACATTAAGACCTTTAGGTATTAGTAATTTAAGTTTAGCTATTGGACACAATAACGAAATCAAAAATAAGTTTGAATTTGGAAAGGCTATTCAAAAATCATCTTGGGAATATATTTTCAAAGAGTTGAAATTTGATAAGTATGTTACGTCTGGAGTAAAAAAAGATATTAATAAGTTCGTCGAAACACAAACTCAAATACCTTTCACAATGAAAAACATTTACAAGATGTTTGAAATAATAGTTGGAACTAGTCAAGAAACATTCAATAGAGCATTAGAGGAAGTTGTAGACAATTTCACTAAGTACACACACGAAAATAGATTTAATGTGGAAGGTTGGAAAACAAATTCTGGATACATGCTAAATAAAAAATTCATTGTTGAAAGAGCAGTTGAGCAAAGATATTCAAGTAGTGATTTAAGTATAATTTATTCGGGATCAATTGACAAACTCAAAGATTTAACAAAAGTCTTATGTTCGTTGACTGGAACAAATTATGATGATGTATTAGATATAAAATATTCACCATGCGATAGAAATGAAGATGGATATTTAGCATCTAAAGGAAATAGAATTAAAAATATAAACAAGCAAGTTTTTGGCGATTCAATTCATAAATTTGATTCTTTCGATTCTAATACATGGTATGAATGGGGTTTCTTTGAGTTTAAATGTTTCAAAAAAGGCAGTATGCACCTAAAATTTAAAAATGAAAAAGATTGGTATATTTTAAATCAAGCGTACGGTAAATTAAAAGGTTTCACACTTCCAAATAAAATATAATGAGTGAAAAACTAGGAATCCCATATATGGGGTCAAAAAGAAAGTTAGCAAGTAATATATTACATGAAATAACACAAAGACATAACGGATTGACTGATTTATACGATTTGTTTGGTGGTGGTGGTTCTGTTAGTTTTACAGCAATTAGAGATTATCGTTTTACCGTTCATTACAACGAGTTAAACAAGCATATTTATAGCTTGGTTGAATATTTGAAAACACATAAAGAATTAGAGCCTAAATTTTATGAATGGGTAACACGTGAGGAATTTAAAAATCAAATTAACAAAAGTAATGATGATGCAGACTGGTATAGTGGCTTTGCAATGAGTTGCTGGAGTTTTGGTAACAATAGTGAAAAAGGCTATTTATATGGAAAACATCTTGAGCATTCAAAATATTTAGCACATAGATTCATTGTTGACGGATGCCTTAAGTCAATGACAGAATTAGGATTGAATATTCCCGAATTAATAAATATAAACGACATACAGGAAAGGCGAATTTTATTTTGCAACTATATTGATAAAAACGAAAATGTACTTCAGTATTCAAATGTTATTCATTTAGCTCGATTACAAAACCTACAAAACCTACAAAACCTACAAATAAATAATAGCTCTTATGAAAAAGTTCCAATTGTTGGTAATAACCCTGTAATTTATTGCGACATTCCATATAAAGGAACTGGAGAATATAAAGAAGGTGGATTTAATCATGATGAATTTTATCAGTGGTTTTCTGATTTAGAATATCCTGCTTATTTAAGTGAGTATCAAGCACCTTTTGAGTGTGTGCATAGATTTAAACATCGAAGTAGTCTATCTGCAACTAATAATAAAAAACAAGTTGTTGAGTCTATATTTTGGAATGGCAAAGGCGAAATATCAAATTATAAATTATTCTAAAATAAAAGTAGATGATTTTTTTAATGATTTTAATAAATAAAAAAAATGGAAAATAACAAAAAAATAGAGTCTATAAAGGCTTATGTTTCAAATTCAGAAACTCCAGAAGATTTTCAAAGAAGGTTACTATTAAGTAAAGGGTATTTATTCTATCAAAATAAGTGCAATGATTTAGAAAATAGGATCACTCAATTAGATGAGAAGAATGATATTCTTTTAAAGAAAATCGCAAATCTACAAATGAAGAATAGTCAGTTAAAGAGACTTTCAAAAGCCTTGAATACTAGTTTAAGGTTCAAATCAACTCTTAAAATTTCAGAAGAAGAAGTTGATAATATTTTAGGTACAAAAAAACAATAAATTATAATTATGGCAGGAGTAAATAAAGTAATAATTCTGGGTCGATTAGGAAAAGACCCAGAAACAAAGACCTTTGAAAATGGTGGTAAAATATGTACTATAACGATGGCAACATCAGATAGCTACACGGACAAAGAAGGTAACAAAGTTGAAAAGACTGAGTGGCACAATATCATTTTCACGAATAAACTTGCTGAGTTAGCAGAAAAGTATCTAGGTAAAGGAAAGGAGCTTTATGTAGAAGGTAAGCTTAGAACTCGTAAATATGATGATTCCAACGGTGTTACTAGATATGTAACTGAAATAGTTGCTACTAACATGAACTTCATAGGGGGAGCTACACAGCCGAATAATGAACAACAAAGCAATACGGAACAACAAAGCAGTCAGAAAGAAAGTGATTTTGTTGGTGATGTTGATGATGAAGATTTACCGTTTTAATAACTTAAAAATAACTTGTTTTATAAAAAACAAAAAAGTACATTTGTATAAATAAAAATTAATATCATGGCTAAGAAAGAAAAAGAAGTAGTAATTCAATCAGACACTACATTAGTAGGTGTTCCAGTTCCGTCAACACTTAATTATGAAATCGAAATGATGATGGTTAAGAGTAAGAGTCAAGGGATAAAGTACAACAAGAAGACTATCATTGTTATGCTCGCTGAGAAGGGTGTAGAAGCTTTGAAGTTAGAAGAGAGTAAAGGTAAATAGTTAACACTTAAAACAAAAAAACAAGATGGCATTTCAAATTACATTACCAATCGAAAAATTATAATTTAGGTAGACATGGAAAACAAACAAGAAGAAATAATTATTACACAAGAAGCAAGTGTAATTTATAATCAAGATAGAGCTAACATAGATGCTCAAGTATCTACTGCAAAAGCATATCCTAGAGATTTACAAAAAGCGGTAAGCAACGCTATATTTATTTCAACCATGGATGCGGAAACGGCTTCAAGTTGTACATATTCAGTTCCTAGAGGTGGAAAACCAATAAAAGGTGCTAGTGTTCATCTTGCAAGAATATTAGTACAATGTTGGGGAAACTTGAGAGCCGAAACTAAAGTAGTTGATATTACAGATAAGCATATCATAAGTCAAGCTACATGTTGGGATATTGAAAATAACGTAGCAGTAAAAGTAGAAGTTAGACGTTCAATTATGACTAAAAACGGTCGTATGAACGATGATATGATTACAGTTACAGGTAACGCAGCAAATGCAATTGCTTATAGAAATGCAGTATTTAATACATTGCCAAAATCTGTAATTGACAAAGTTTATAAATCTGCAATGGGTGTATTAACTGGTGATATTTCAGATGAAACAAAATTGATTAAGAGACGAAATCAAGTAGTTGAAAATCTTAAAAAGGCATACGGTGTAACTGATGAAGAAATATTGGCTAGTGTTGGGAAATCAAAACTTGAATATATTGGAGCTGATGAAATAGTAATATTGATTGGAATAGGAACTGCAATAAAAGATGGTGACACTACAATAGATGAAGCGTTTAGACCAAATTTAGCAAAGAAAAATCAAACTGCACCAAAAGAACAATTATTATCATCAGATGATATTGATAATAAACTAAAGGACTGTAAGACAAAAGAAGAAATAAACGATCTTTGGAAAAATCTATCTGTAGATCAACAAATCTCATATGATGTAGCATTTTCTGACAAGCAAAATAGTTTATTGTAATGGATTTCTCAAACTATAAATTCAGATGTCACTACCAAGGGAATTTAGTTTCTACACTAAAACCTTTGACGGAAACAAATAGTGTTAAATTAAGCCAATACCGAGACCGAAAGGCAGGTATTGGTAAACCTTTGACTGATAATCAAGAAAACGAATTAATCGAACTTGAATATAAAAATGTAAAATCAAAAAAATACGAACTAAGCACAACTGCAAAAAACACTTGTGCCGAAATTGTCTTTGCAGAAAGATATAAGCGTAGATTTTCTTTAGAAAACAAATTCTTTGAAAAAGGTATTTTAGTAGAAAAAGAATCAAGGGATATTCTAACTGATGTATTAGGTATTAGATTAGTTGCAGATAAGCACAGAAAGTCAAATGAATGGGTAATTGGAGAACGTGATATAAAATCAACTGATGTAATTATAGACCTTAAATCAACGTGGGATTTCAATACATTTTCATCACATTTATTAGATTCAAAGGAAGAGTTTTATTTTAGGCAACTTGACTCATATATGGATTTGTGGGATATTAAAGATTCATTACTTTCATTTGTTTTAGTTGATACACCTATTCACATCTTAAATCAAGAAATAACCAGGCAAAACTATAGGAAATTCTTTTTAGATGATTCTGGAGAAGTTGCAGATTCACGTATTGAAGATGTTAAAAAAATAGTGTCCGACCATTTATATAGTCGTGAAGCACTCGAAAGTTTTTGTCAACAATCTGGAACTATAAGAATTGAGTGGTTTGATGATTTTCAAGAAATAACGATAAAGGATCGTGTGCATTTAGTTCCTCATAAATTTGACAAAGCTAGAATTGAGCAAAGAAATGAATCATTGACTTTATGTAGAAAGTTTATGAGTGATTTAAAGCCTATGAATAACATAGAACACAAACTTATTTATTAAGTAAAATGAAATCAAAAGACATAAACGAAATAATACACAAGCATCTAAAAGATTATCACGATTTACACAATGTTACAACATCAGATAAGTTACTTCCTTATCTTAATAAAATAGCACTTGATTCATATAATAAAGCTCTTAATGATTCTATTAGTGAAGTTACAAGGATTGAGATAATTGACCACACGCCAAATATTGAGCGTGGTAGGTTTTTGGTTGAAATAAATATAAAATCTATAGACTTCTCAATTCAAGACTTAAACAGAACATTGAAAATATTTATTAAAAAGTAAAGTTATGGATACAATCTACTTCCAACCAAAAAACATCAATCCAAAATACTGTGAAGCTGGAATCATTCATGAGAGCGACCAAGAACACATTTGGTATTTATCCGAACCTTGCAAAATATTAAAAAGTGAGGTTAAAATAATTCCAAACGAACAAGTAATTTACGACAAGAAAAGTGATTCGTATATTATCAAACATTAGAAAATAATCACTATCATTACTAAAATAAGTAGTGGTAGTGTTGTTAAGTTTAAAACTTTAAACTATATTTGAATTATGAAATTAGAATTAGATAAATATATGACTGTTAAGGAGTACGCAGATAAAGAAAAAATATCTGTCCAAGCAGTCTACCAAAAAATAAGGCTCAAGCATTTAACATCTAAGAAAATTGGGAATCTAACACTTGTAAAGTTAGGTTAAAAAAATTTATCAAAAATGTTAAAAGGTTTAAACTAAAAGAAAATGACATCTAAAAAAACATACGATAGAAAACCAATAAGTACAAGAAAAAGATTTGAAATATTTAAACGTGATTCATTTACTTGTCAATATTGTGGTGTAAAACCTCCTAAAACTCCTTTAGAAGTTGACCATATTTTGCCAGTTTCAAAAGGTGGAACAAATGACGAACACAACTTAATAACCGCTTGTTTTGATTGCAATAGAGGTAAATCAAATATAATAGCTGACGTTAATCTTAGTCAAATAGATGTAATTATGGAAAAAAAAAGAATTGCTGTTTTGCAAAACAAAAAATACCAAAAAATTTTAAATGACGAAAAGAAACAAATTGAAAGTGAAATTAATCTAATTGATGAAATTTTTTCAAATAATTTTGAAGGACATTGTTTTACTGATAAGTTTAAGCTTTCGATAAAGAAATTTATTAAAACATTAGGAATTGTTGAGGTTGAGGAAGCAATGGAAAAAGCTTGTTCTGTTATTAATAACCCTAATCAAGTAGCTAGGTATTTTTGTGGCATTTGTTGGAATAAAATAAAGGGAGCTTAATGGACATATACAAATTATATAGGAACTTATGGGATTTTGCTTTTGCAAATCCTGAGAAACTAAAACCTAATGATATAGCTATTTATTCATTTGCTGTAGAACATTGCAATAGACTAGGCTGGAAGGAGAAATTTGGGTTTCCTACTTCTATGGTAATGGAAGCTACTGGTATCAAAAGTTACTCAGTTTATAAGAAACATTTTGATAATTTAGTAGACAATAATTTTTTTGAAGTTATTGAATATTCAAAGAATCAGTACAGTTCAAATATAATTGCTTTGCAAGAAAATTACAAAGCACCTATCAAAGCACTTGATAAAGCAACTGCTAAGCACATTACAAAGCACACATCAAAGCAACCGCTAAGCACGTTACAAAGCACACATCAAAGCAACTGTAGTATAGATAAACAAATATACAATAATACCAATTTACAAGTTTACGAGGAAACGCACTCAGAATTTGACCAATATGATGAAATTGATTTAGAAAAATCTGACATCTTAAAAACTTGGCTTAAGTACAAAAAAGAAAAAAACGAAGAAATTAAATCAAGCATGCAAATTGAATCTATTTTCAAAAACATGATTGATGTTGATATTGGTGATTTAAAAATAATCATAAATCAAACGATTACTTCTGGGGCAAAAAATATCATTTGGAATTACGCAAACGAGTTGAAACAAAAAAACAAAACAAACGAAGTAAATCACAAGCCATTTAAAAGCCGATTTGATACGTCAGTTGAACCAGCTACTCCCGAAGAATTAAAAGGCTGGGAAGCTGAATTTGAAAAAAATAAAAAACGAGTCCGATGATAGATTTATTTGAATTAGGTGAAAAACATATTTTACCATTTGATTTAAATGCAGATGAAACCAAGCTGTATAAAATCTTAAATGATTACTTCAACAAAAAAGAAGGTGATTTAACTGTTCGATGTGGAATTGGTTTAACTGGATCGGTTGGAGTTGGTAAAACGGTAATATTTCGATTGGTACAATGGTCAAGAAAATACAATCTTGCAATTATCAAGACTACAGACATCGAAAGAGATTACAAGCTATATGAAAATCACTACGATTTTAAAGAAATTTTACTTGATGATTTAGGTGAAGAAAATAAAGCGAACACATACGGCAAAGATGAAGACGTTTTAGGCTTGTTTTTAAGCCGTAGATACGAACTTTGGCTTAAAAAGGGTATACTTACTCATTTCACAACAAACGGAAGCATTGACAGCCTTAAAAACAAGTATGGTGATAGGCTTTGGGATAGAGTTATGGAAATGTGTCAGCCTATACCATTTCCAACTTTAGAATCAAAAAGACAAATTTCAAAATTAATACCTCCGACAAATACATTTAACGAAAAACCAAAACAAGTGACGAACGAAGACAGAGAAGTATGCAACACATTATTTGCTGATAGTGTTTTGCTAAAAGAAAACGATTTTAAAAATAGCTGTGAAAAGACTGGAGTACCATATTTTGAGTATATTTCATCTATGTACAATCTGTTTTATAGAGACTTAAATTTTCACTCTAAAGAGCAAATTAAAGAAATCAAGAAATTGAAATTTGCAGTTATGATTGAAAAATACAAGGATAAAATAAACGATTCTGAGTTTTTAAAATTCACAAAAAATCTGGAAAAAGACAACAAATACACCCTTGAATGGACTAAGATGTGTCGAGTTCATGCTTTTGAAGAGATTTTAAACAATGCAATTGAAAACGAAAAATTAATAGTTTTATAAAAATAAATAGTTACATTTGTATTAATAAAAACATGGACAACAATCAAGATTTTAAATCGGTAAAGTTCTATTTCGACATAGAAGCAAAACCAAAGCAATCTGTAAGAAATTTAGAGTGTATATGATGCGGACGTTAATAATGAAAAAAAACAAACGAAAAGAAGAGGATTTGCAAATCTCAATATGCGAGTATTTAGATTTGCAATATCCAAACGTTATTTACACCTCTGATTTGTCAGGGATTAAATTACCAGTTGGATTAGCGGTTAAGGCATCAAAACAAAGGACAAAAAACTATAAGATTCCAGACTTATTAATTTTACACCCTAATAATCAGTATCATGGCTTAATATTAGAGCTAAAAAAAAGTAGGTCTGCATTATATCTAAAAGACAATGTAAAAATATCAAACGCAAAACACATACGAGATCAATTAAAAACACTTCTTAGACTATCTGATATAGGATATAAAGCTTGTTTTTCGTGTGGATTTGATGAGACTAAACAAATAATAGACGAATATTTTAAATAAATAGTAAACAATTAAACAAAAAATATATGTATTTCAAAGCAACAATAACAACGGAAGAATCAACAACGGATAAAGGTAAGTTCGTTGTATTAGTAGAAGCTGACAGCTACCTAGAAGCTGAAACAAGAGCATTAGAAGAGTTTGAGCAAAGCTATTTTGGTGGTGGTAAATTAGTTAGTTTGGTTAAAACAACTATTACATCTATTTTTGATAAAGAAAATAGTCCCTTTGCTAGTGATTCCAACTTCTTAGCAAAACTAAAATATACAGGAGTTGACGATACAAGTTGGACAGAAAACATTTTATTAAATGCTGAAAAACTAGAAGATGTATTGCCAAAAATTAAAGAATATTCGCAAAATGATACTACTTTCATGGAGTTAAAATCTATTGTTTTGAGTAATATTGAAGATGTTTTCTTTAGAGATAAATAACAAATTACAATTTTATGCAGTTGAATATGGCGATTGATAATAGCAAGAAGATAAAAGGTAAATCTTCTATTGACTTAAGTACTGGAGAAGTTGAAGATATAGAATCTAACATAGTTGAAAACGTTGAATCGGATCAAGACGAAAGAGAAGAAGAATCTCCAACAGAGGAAGACGATGACGCATTATTTGAATAGTAGCGAATAATGTTTATATTTGGGTTCTACTTTATTCTCAGATAATTTGGAATGCCATCTAAACACCTTTGCAGAAATGTGAAGGTGTTTTAATTTAAAATTAACAGTTATGAATCTACACATAAAATATAAATCACTACTTGATAAATACGGGATCAATACACCTTTGCGTTTGGCTCACTTTCTAAGTCAGATATCACATGAGAGCGGTTTGAAATCTGTTCGTGAAAGTGGTTATTACAAGGATATTAAGACTTTAAGAGCCATATTCTACAGTCCATTTAAGGGAAAGTCAGATGCTTTTGTTTCTAGTTATCTTAGAAACTCTATTAAATGTCTTAGTTATGTGTACGCTAATAGAATGGGTAACGGAGATGAAGCTAGTGGAGACGGTTATAAATTTAGGGGCGGTGGTTTTTTACAAAATACTGGGGAAAATCAATATGCTAAAATGACCAAAAAAACAGGAATTAATTTTCTTGAAAATCCAGACTTGATAACAGAAGAAGCGAATGCTTTGATATGTGCCTTAGAGTTTTGGAAGGATAACAAACTAAATGAAATAGCTGATAAAGACGATTTAGATGCTATTTCTGACCTAATAAATATAGGTAGAGACACCATAAAGGTAGGAGATGCAAACGGTTACAAACACAGAAAAGAATTATTAGACAAATACAAAAAAACATTCAAATGAAAAAGATTTTAATTATTGCAATAGTGTTGATATTCGCTTCATGCGTAAACAACGGACAACAAAGAGCTAGTAGAAAAATACACCGAAAGCTAAACAAGATTGAAGAACTTGTAAAACAGTATCCAGAATTATCGGATAGTATTTTTACTACGATAAAAGATACTATTTTCATAAAAGGGAAAAAAGATTCAATAGTATTCAAGCTAAAGAATGATACATCATTTGTTGATAGCATTCTTTGTGCTTATGAGCTACTTTATGGTCGTAAGATAGCAATAAGTAAGCAAATACAAGATTCATTGCTTAAATACGATAATCAAGGCTTTGACATTAAATCAGCAACACAAAGAGATAATGATATGTATAGACACTCTATCTACTTTCTAAAGTTAGAAAATGATCGTGTAGATAAGGAACTAGAAAGGTTAAAATCTAAGCTAGTAAACAGAACTATAGAAAATAGCTACTTCGAGTACTCAGATACTTTAATTGATGCGAATATCCATATAGTAGATGGAAAGCTAAAGTTAGTGTACGAGATAAAGGATAGGGAGATGGTCCACGAAACAAAAGTAAAGTCGATAGAGATTAAAAAAAAAGACGTTAACTATTCGAGGTGGTTTTGGATAATAGCAATGATTATAGTATTGATTCTGCTTTATTTGAATGTGAAAAAGTACAAAGAATAGATAAAACGCTTATAAATATTCAAGCTCCATGTTAGTAAAATCAGCATGGAGCTTTTTTTATTTAAATAATTTCAATAAAACATTTTGTTTTTTAAAAAACATTTTGTAATATTGTAACAACAAAAATAGACATGAAAAGCAAAACAAGTAAGCTACTATTAATTTTAGGTATTATAGGGTTAGTATTGGTAACATTAAAGTTAGAAGATGTGATATACTGGTCATGGTGGGTGGTAAGTACTCCTTTGTATGTTCATGTTCTGTTTAGTGGAACAGTATTGTTTATCTATGTAAAATCAAACGTTTTAAAATCGAAATAATGGAATTTAAAGGAACAAAAGGAGATTGGGAATATAGAAATGATGTAGTAGATCGTGGTTTTTATATCGAAACGGTTGATAAATCACATCAAAATACATTTATAGGTGATGTAGGTGGTGGATTACAATCAAAACAAGAAATAGAGGCAAACGCTAAGTTAATAGCATCATCACCTGCATTATTAGAAGCATTAAGAGAGTTAGTACAACTAAAAGAATGGAAAGATAAGTACGGTAAAGAACATCACTATCTAAAATCAAAGCCTATAGCTTGGGGAAATGCCAAAAAAGCAATCGAAAAAGCATTATTATAAAAAATCAATTTAAACAACAATTTTATGAATGAACTAACAGTAAAGCAAATAAAAGTAAAGCAAGATCAATTAAAGAATGATTTGATTGATTTACTTAACAAATTTGAGCAAGAAACAGGAGTAAATGTAACTGGTGAAATAAATTATGGATATACATACCAAAAACTACAACATTGGTTAAGTCTAAAATTTTCCAACCCATTTATGGAATAACACCTCTTAAACAGCACCTGGACACTAAGTAATTAATTTAAACAACAAAACAAACATAAAAATGGGATTAGATGTAAGAACTTATGGCAATATCAAACTTGCCGATAATGAAAAAGATGCTGACTTTATGGCATATGTAATAAATGAAGATTGGAAACACAAAATTAAAAACTTACAAGACGGCAAAGCATATAATGGCGATGATGTTTTTAGCGGTGTTTCTTATTCTTATTCATCACACAATAGGTTTAGAGAAAAACTTGTAAAACTTATAGGTCGTAAAGATTTATTAGATAGTGAAGGTAAAATAAAGTGGGATGAACTACCTGCTGAAATACCATTTTACGACCTTATAAATTTTGCTGACAATGAAGGGTGTTTAGATTGGGAGGTTTCAAATACTATTTACTCTGACTTCGAAAAATATAATGAAAAGGCAAAATTGGAAATGCATTCTTTTGATTACTCAGATTATTTAACTTGGTTAGAAACCTTTAAGTCGGCTAAAAATAACCAAGGCGTAGTTGTGTTTTCTTAATATTGCAAGTAATATATCGGACGGCGTGTATGGGAGGTTGCGCTGGTTCAAGACTATATCTCCAAAAATTACTAATCTTTAAATTTAAAAATTATGTTTAAAAAAATTCCTAATGAAAGCAATCTCTTATACACGATGTTATGCCTTGTTTTTCTTTTTACGCTAACTTCTTGCGAAATATTTGCGGTAATAGATGTAGAACAGAGCATTATAGTTGAGAGAAAAGTTTCAGAAAATAGATTTAGATGCAGATATAATAACGGTCAAAATTTTCTTGAAATAATAACTAAAGATTCTTTGATTGTAGGTGACACGTTACGCTTTTCAAAATAAGGCATAACATAATCATTTAAACACATATAAAAATGCTTGAAATATTCATAGGAACATTTATACTACTTCTTTGTAGGGACATAATAATGTACTTTATAGGAAGACGTAAAGAAAAAGCAAACTACGTTATCTACTTAGAAGCAAGAAACCACTTATACAAGTACGATAGAGTGGTTTATACCACCAAAAAAGAAGCTAAAGCAGAAATACTAAAAGCTTACAAAAACGAAAACAACAACAATGCAACGTTTCTAATATTTGAAGTTTACGACAATGAGTAGAGTAATAACATTCAGCACTAGATTTCAATCTAATCACCCAAGGAAAAAACAAAGAACTTATTTTGTAGAAGCTATTTACAAAAATATGTTTATTGCTAAAACTGTTCCAGAAGAATTAGTACATGAATATTCATACGAAAAGTACATGAACGGATATTCAAAGGGTCATACCGTAAGAGACGGTAAAAGATGGAAGGTAGGTGATAAATTCAGTCCTAGAATATGGGGAGACGATATAAATCCTCGTAGTGGTAGAAGTGGGCCATATCACTCAAAACAAATCATCTTATCACGAGATGTAGAGATAGTATCGATATGGAATTTCGAGTTTAACGGGATGTACTTCATGATCGACGGAAGAATACTAAACATTCACGAAGTAACTAAATTAGCCAACAACGATGGATTATCATACGATGATTTTGTATCTTGGTTCAAGAAACCAATGGAAGGACAAATAATCTGTTGGGATAAAAAAATCAATTACTAGATGAGAGAAAGAACACAAAACCTTTGGACGAATAAAATCATAGAGTTAAAGAATAATACTCCTGGCGACACTCAAAACCAATTCAGAACTTTATCAAAAAAAGATGCTATTCTGTACTGTAGAATAAAAGAGCGTGAAGTAAGGAAAGGAATTAAGCAGTTCAAGTTATCTTGGGAATCAAAGACACAAATACCAATATTAACACATTTAGAAAGTGGACGACAATTTAAAATAGTTATGAAACAGAAGCTAGTAGTAATTCAAGACATCTTAAAATCAGATTTAAACAAACCTCACGAGATTTTCCCTGAAAAAATAGAGAAAGGTACTATAACATGGATGTTCGGTCGCTTAGGTGTTAATGATGTACTATTAGAGAATGACAGATACAAGACATCTATTCCAGCTAAGTACTTTAGTGAGTTTAAGAAAAGTTAAAAAAGTGAGAGAAAAAATAAAAGTCGGTAGTGATTTTAGTGGTGTAGGTGCATTTAATCAAGCGTTGAATAGATTAAAAGTAGATTATGAGAAAGTATTCGCTTGTGATATGGATAAATATGCCCGTAATACGTACGTTTTAAATTTTGGTACAGATGAAGATCGAGAATTATTAAAAAATCCAGAAGTAAAAAAAATTGACGATATATATTACAGAGGGTTTGTAAATACGAAAGGCAAAAAGCCGACCCAGGAAGAATGGGATTTCGTATCTGAAAACGAAGAACGTGTAGCGAGATTATTTTCTTTTTACTACCCATGGAATGTTTATTCAAGAGTAGTTCCAGAAGAAAGTTTAGATATATCTGTACACACATGCCCATGCCAATCATTCAGTTTAGCAGGAAAACGTAAAGGAGAGGATGACAAAAGAGGTATATTGTTCTATAATTCCCATGAATTTATTCAAAAAAACAAGCCTAGATTTTTCATCTTTGAAAATGTGAAAGGTTTATTAAGCGATGACAAAGTAGGTAAAAAATCGCAATACGGCAGAACGTTCCAAAAATGGATTGAGTATTTAGGTGGTAAATCAGTAAATGGCAATCAAACTTTATTTCCATCAAGCGAATCAGTACCATATCACATATACTTTAAGGTGTTAAATGCTAAAAAGCACGGAATACCACAAAACAGAGAACGTATTTTCATTGTAGGTATCAGAGATGATGAAGACAATCAATTCACCTGGCCCAAAGAAATCCCTTTAGTAAAAAGATTGAAAGACGTATTAGAAACCGAAGTTGCTGAAAAATATTTTTTGAGTGATAAGATGGTTGAAGGATTAATTAACAATAAAGGAAAATCATACATAAACCAAGACACTCAAGCAAGTCAAGTTTTTTCAGAAAACGGAATAACTCCTACTATTTCAGCAGGAACTCACGGTTATGCAAATGGATATGTAGAAACTACAATAGGCACTTGGAGAACTCACGAAGATGGTAGAGGGTTTAGAGCAACAGAAGACAACAACTGCCCTACTATTCCAGCAAGAGCAAGAGAAGATGGAAGCGGACAACCAGTAATTAAAATAGGTGCAATAAGAGGACGTAATCTACAAAATCCATTAAGTAGGGTTTCAGGATTAGAAACCGAACAAATGCTTGAGATAAACGAAAACGGAACTTCAAACGCTTTGACTACAGTTCAGAAAGATAATGTGGTAATAATTCCTGCTAACAACTCCAAAGGCTATGATATAGCAGAAGAAGAAGAAGATTCGATTAATTTCAGTGTTCCGAGTTCAGAAACAAGAAGAGGCAGAGTTGGTCATGGTGTTTCGCAAACATTAGATACGGCTTGTAATCAAGGAATAGCAACAAGGCAATTGACAAAGCAACAACTTGAAAAACTAGAAAATTTACAAGTAGATGAAAATGTTGCAGGTTGTATAACTCACGCAATAGGTAGAGCTGGTTCAAGTGATGAATATATTGCATCTGTAAAAAGAAACGCAATGATTACACAAAGGATAAGAAGATTAACAGAAAAAGAATGTTTTAAACTGATGGATTTTAATTTCGGAATACCAGGAGTAAAAGATTTTGTATGGGATGTTAGTTCAAGTCAAGCATACAAGCAAGCTGGTAATTCTATTTGTGTAGGAGTATTAGTAGGTATTTTAGAACCAATAGTTAAAATATTAAACAATGAAAGATAAAAAAGAAAATCAAATAGGTTGTGGTTACTGCTCAAATGAAGAAGTGTGTAAAATAAGAGATCCTAAAGTAAATAAAGCAAAAAAAGGTTGTGAAGATTACATTCATTATGAAGATAATGTAAACCAAAAAGTAAAAACCTCAACACAACAATAAAAAAAGTGCAAAACCTCATTTAGCAAAAATAATGCTTAAATGAGGTTTTTTAGTGATTATACTAGTCAAAAAAGGGACATACTATAAAAAAGTGACATGATAAATGTACACTAACTGTAAAAAGTAAAAAAGTGACATTAAAAAAAGTGCCAAATATTTGTATCTTTGGATATGGCTACGAACAAAGAATTATTCGAGATGAGAGCTTACTACGAAAACCACGATAGTAAGAAGGATACTGTAATTTTTAAAAGTATGGAGTCAAAATTTAATTGCTCTTATAGAACTTTAAAGAGATATAAAAAAGAATACGGTTGGAGTAATAAGATTAAGAACGGACAAAAGAGTAGCGAACCTTATCCAGAAGTAGTTAAAGAAGAAATAGTCGTATCACAACCAAAGGAAAGCAAAAAAAAGGAAAAGGCAAGAGATACTTTTATTCCTAATCAAGCTAGGTTAAACAGAATTAAGTCTTTAGGTAACAGGTCAAAGGATGATAATAGCGAGATAAGACTTGATATGATTTCCGAAATGCTACTCCAAGGAGCAAGACCAATAGACATCAAACATTTTATAAAAAAAGAGCATTTAAACATCTCAGAGCCAAATAACATTTGGAAAGGATATTCATTTGAAGTAGACTTTCCAGAAGATATTAAAATAGTAAGAGATAGAATGATTAACTCCTATAAGCTTGATATTGAGATGGAAGAAGCTCTTTATATGCAAAGAAATCATTTACTTTTTGCTAAAGCTCTTAAAGCAGAAGCTTATTTAGTAGCAATTAAGATTGAAAACGATAGAGTAGCACACATCGAAAAGTTTAGAGGAACTACTCTTATCGACAAGTTAAAGAAAACACAAAACGAACTACATCTGACAGAAGCACAGATGCTAAAACTTATAGACGATGTTAGAAGCCGACAATCTGAGCCTATCCCCGACTGAAACAACAGCAGTTCTTCATAAGCATTTGAGCAATCTACAAGTAGAACTTTATAGAAAAAGACCTGACTTGTGGCTTGAAGAACGATTTGGAGAGGATATGAAGACCTTGTTTTGGGATAGGTATGACGAATATAAAGAGCATAAATGGGATGGTGACCCTAATCCATTTTGGAAAATGTTTAGGCAGATTGCTATAAACGACAAATACAATAGGTTTATCGGAATAGAGAGTGCGACATCTTGCGGTAAGACTTATGTATTGGCTAGGCTTATATATTGGTTCTTAGACTGCTTTGAAGGTTCGACAGTAGTAACAACAGCACCAACTAAACAGCAACTTGAAACGGTTCTTTGGGGAGAAATTAGAAAAGCATTTCCTAAATTCAGAAGATTAAGACCAAAAGCAGAGATATACAATTGCCGTATTTATCCAGAAGGAAACGGCGGATTGAATAATACAGACTTAGAAGATGAAAACTTGAATGGTAAGTGGATTTGCTATGGAAAGACCGCTGGCATATCAGCCAATGAAGATTCTAGTGTTCACTTCCAAGGTATTCATGCCGAATACTTACTAATAGTAGTTGAAGAATGTGCAGGAGTTCACAAGGCAATTATCAAAGCTTTGGAGAATACGGCAACTGGAGATAACAACTACATTGTAGCAGTTGGAAATCCGAACTCGGTAACTGATCCGCTTCATCAATTTTGTGAATATGATTCTGTTACAAGTATTCGTATTAGTTCTTTGGACCACCCAAACATTGTGCGACAAAAGAGCTTTATTCCAGGAGCTGTAACCGAAAGTTCAATTGATTTCAGGAAAAAAGAGTATGGAGAAAGCTCAGACTTTTATAAATCTAGGATTAGAGGAATAGCACCTGCTCAATCAAGTGATTCGTTAATAAGATATGAATGGATAGCTAGTTGCTGTATATTTAAGTCTCAGTATGATGAATTAGAGCCTATTAAAGAAGACTTTAGGTCATTTAATGCGGTAGGTATTGACGTGGCAAATTCAGAAGAAGGAGACAAGGCTTGTATAGCTTGGGGGCGTGGAAATCAATTACAACTTATACAAGAGTTTCATTGTAAGAATGCTAATGATTTAGCTTTGAACGTAATAAAAGACGATGATTGGCTTATAAGCAAGGGAAAAAACGTCTATAATACAGAAAAGCTTAAAAACTATGGAATATTGGAAAGACATATTGGAGTTGATGCTGTAGGCGTAGGAGCTGGAACTGTTAATACTTTCGACGATCATAACATAAATGTAAAATCATTACAAGGAGGTCAAGATGTTGACGCTATTATCAAAGACGAAGCAACTGGGAAGCCTTTATATACATTTCAGTCGTTACGTTCACAGATGTACTTTACATTTGCTAGGGAGCTACAAAAAAGGGAAATAATCATAACTATATCCGACCTTGTGGTTTTGAATAAGCTAATCAAAGAAGCTACAGTTCCTAAATTGTTAAGTGGTGGAACTTCTATAGCAGTTGAAGGTAAAGAACACATAAAAAAGAGATTAGGACACTCTCCAAACGTTTTAGATTCGGCTGTATATTGGAACTGGGTGCGAAAAGATAGAAGTGGGGAGTATGTAGATGTTATGTTTATGTGATATGAATATAATATTTCAAAGACTTGTATTGAATATACGGAGCGTGATACAAAAAATAATTGGACTATTTAAATAAATAAGATATAATTTAAAACTTTTATTTGTTTATTAAAAAACAATCAAGTACATTTGTATTAACAAAAACAAAAAAATAAATAAACATGTCAAATTCTTCTGATTCTTCAAGTTCTGGTATAGGTGTATTAGGACTTCTTGGTGTCGCTTTTGTGATACTAAAATTATGCAAAGTAATAACTTGGTCTTGGTGGTGGGTAACAATTCCTTTTTGGGGAGGTTTAGCATTAGTATTAATCATCTTAATATTTATGATTGTTTTCAAAATAATTATTAAAAATTTAGGTTAATGTTTTTATCAAGCATACTATAAACAAAAACAATCATGAAAACAATAGAAGACATAAGAAATAGAGATGTAGCTGTTCATAATAACGGTACTTTAGAGCAATTGAAAGAGGTCTTATGTCTTGCTTTTCCTGAGGATGAAAGAAGAATATATGGTCACTTTCAGTATTACTTTGCTCATAGCTGTGATTTACATAAATGGGATTTATCAGATCAAGAACCAGTTTATCCAATCCAATCAGTTAAGGATTTCATAAAAGAAATTAGAGATAAGGAAACAACACTTAAGGAAGACATCACAACAAACTGGGAAATAACAATTAACACAGAAGAAATGGAAAACAAAGAACAAGAATACGAGTTAGTCGATTTTAAAATCGAAGACTTGAAAGAGGGTGCTATTTTAGAAAACTCATCAGAAATACTTGAAGTCCAAGGATTGATTGGTAAAGTGGTTATATCTATCACTACAGAAGGTTATATAAGGCAGTATACACCTGATATGATGAAAAGAGGAAAATTCAAACTCGTAGTTCCAAAGCCAAAAATAGAAAAGATTCAAGGGTTTGAAGTATGTTATTATCCTGATTTGCCTCTAATTGAGGTAAGTGAGTATGAAGATTTCAGAGTTGGAAGTTGCAATATTGCACAATTAATAAAGGTTACAGAAAATGGGTCTTTTGTTACTTCTATATCTGGATTATGGAAGTACTGCCGTCCAGTACCTTTAGAAAGAAGAAACTTTATTGATTTTGAAGAATAATAACACACCCCTAAGCGAGAAGCTGAACTCTATGTAAGAGAGGGGTAAAAGAAAACTTCGCTGGTTAAAGAGAGAGATTGGTATCTTATCATCTCACGTTTGTCGGGTTGCTTAGTCTTGAAACAGTTAAACTCTTAATTGAGCCGTGTTTATTCTAAGCCGAAACATCTACCTCTGCAAGTTTTAACGAACTGAATACTGCTATTCAAAAATGGATTACAACGGATATCAATCCGTGAAGATACTGTATGAAATTAAGAACGGTTTTATTTATAATCCGAAGTTTACGGTAACGATGTTAGTAGGATTTACTTTAAACAAATTATTAACTGACTGAACAATAAAATTATGACATTTGAAGAAGCAAAAGAACAAGCAAGAAAAGGAATTAAGGTAACACACGAATACTTTACCGATGACGAATATATGACTATGCAAGGCAATATGATTGTATTTGAAGATGGTGTAAAAATATTCGCAGATGAATGGTCTAAAGATAAAGACTATTTATTAGATGGATGGTCATTATTTAAAGAACTTTAACAACACTTTAGTCAGTCAATTACAGGTAATGCTGAATTGACTGATTATAAAATATAAATCACTTGGCTTGAAGATGGACAATAATATGAGCGTTGTTAAAGCTGTCTATTAGACTATATAAGCAACCAAATGGAGTGCAAGAACCACATATTATAAACTGTACTAGCAGTTGTGTTTATTGTAAAGATATTATAGGAGTTCGATTCTCCACCCTGCGGTTAGGTAAGTAATATGAAGCTAGAATTCTTCCCAAGTGATTTTATAAAAGATGAGGTGGCGGAATAGTTTAGCCTTTACAGCAAATAAAGGTTCTCAATGGATGGGATTAAATAGTACATACGCTAGGAGTGTAATATCCTGATTGTAAGATACAGAACGTATTTTTAAGATACACTATAACACAAATTCATGTTCGAGTCATGCCCTAATCGCAAAACAAATGAGAGTAACCCATAGCAGACGGGGACGGATAGCCAAAAATAGTCTGCTAATTTTAAACATAACCCCAATAAAATTGAGTATATTTGAATCGTTAAACATGTGACTCAGCAACAGCCAGACGTGCAAATCTTGGGCTGTTTGCTTTAAAAAAATTAAAGACTGTTTTTGTTTACTTTTTGCAAGTGGGAGTTGTTAACCCACTTTTTTTATGTCAAAAATAAAATAAAAACAATTAGGTTTTTAAAAAACAATTGTATACATTTGTTACAAGAAAGAAAAACATTAACAAAAAGATTATGAAAATAGCATTTGAAATAGGTAAATCATACGGAACTGAAAGCGAAGTAAAAGTATTATCAAGAACGGCTCAGTATGTTACAGTAGAAACTAACTCTTTTGGAGTTGAAAGAGTTAAGATTTCAAATACTGATTTAGAAAAAGAAGTTTTATCTTTTAAATGTTTTTATATCAATGCTAGTGAAATTTTTAATTTTGAATACGCTCAAAAATTAGCTTTAAATAATTAACTAAAATTTAACATTAACAAACAAAAACAATGCAGAAAAATCTTAAAAAATACGGAACAGTCGAGAAGTTCACGAAGACGGAAACACTAATAACATTGCAGTTAAGTGGTGTTTGGAAGTCAAACTCTGACAATCTAAAAGAGGTTATCAGAATAGTAAAAGATGGAGACAGCGGTTATCAGTATGTCAAATCGTGCCAATCTTCAAGTGGTAGCTTGTTCTTAGAGCTTGAAAAGAAGTTGTAAATGAAAGTTACCATGGTACCTAAACTAAGCTTGAAATATGAGAAGTTGGAAAGCTTCAAAGAATCGTTAATTGAATCGCCAAGAGATGCCGAAAAAGTTATTAGAAGCCTTTACAATGAAGACACTATCGAACTATATGAGGAGTTTATAGTATTGTTTATGATAAATTCAAAATACATAGGCTATCACCAAGTAACTAGCTGTAGTACTGGAATGGTTCATGTAAACGAAAGAGCAATTACACAAATAGCATTATTGAGCGGATGCAATCAAATCATTATATCACATAATCATCCATCTGGAGTATTGTCGTTTAGTGAACACGACATCAAGCTAACAAAGTCACTTAAGAAGTGTTTAGGATTGTTTAAAATCGAAGTTCTTGACCACTTACTAGTAACAAAGGACGATATAATATCATTTGATAATGAATAAAAATATAAATACCATGGGACTAGTAGAAATATCAAAGAGAGTGGCTACTGTATTAACAGATAAGCCTAAAGCAAGAGACAATGACAATATGCTTTGCAGTCTTATATGGTGGCAAGACCTAAAAGACATAGGATTGAACCCTATAGATATGTCAGCAAAAGAGTTGTTAATGTACTATACCGATAAGAGACTTACAAGCTCTGAATCTATATGTAGAACCAGGAGAAGGTTACAAGAAGAATACCCCGAATATAGAGGTGTTGTAACTAGGAGCAAAAAGAAGCAGTTAGAGGAAAAGGTTAAATCAGAAATTAAGCAGATATAATGATCCATAAGGTATTAAAAGTATTTCGTCAGAATCCAGAGCGTATATTTATTCCAAGTGAGATTGGGATAATGATAGGTAAGAGCATTAACAATGCAAATCAAGCTGTAAGGTTGCCTATTAAGAAGCTTATGGAAGTTGGTTTCATTACTCAGATTAAAGTAGGTCAGAGGTTCGCTTATAAGTTTAATCCAGATGGTTATTTAGAAATGTTAGACTTAGATTAGATTTTAAACAAAAATATAAGATGAATAAAATATTAACAGTAAATCGTCCAACTTGGGGTGATGATATGAGAAAAGAACTTGCTGAAATTGTAGGTAAGCAAGTAAATGAGTGGTGTAATAACGAAGTAGATTTAGAGGAATGTATTGAATCAGCTTATGAAATTCTAGAATATAACAGCATTGGTAATGGATTTGAACGTGCAAAGGAGTTTGAAAAACATGGTTTTGAGCCTGATGCTGAATTAGTAGAGATTTTAGATGATACTAGTTATAATAGAACAAAAGTTGAAGAAACATTTGTAAAAAATTGGGTTAAAGAGAATAACTTAAAACTTGAATTAATTGAAGGTCAAAAAGTGGTTACTAAAATATTTCGTAAAGGTGATGTAGAATGTGAAATTGTTAAGTTATATCATGAAACTATGCAATATGGTGTTTGGCATGAAGGTTTTGAATACTCCAAAGGAAAAGGTTGTATTATTATTGATTTTGAAAGAATAGTAAGTGTTTTGTAAATGTTATATTAATGACATTAGTATCATCGAAAGTAATATGGGATTCATACCCAGATAAAACTACTTACAAATGGCTGAGTAGCGGTATTCACATTTACAATGTTTTAAAACGCTTAGAGCAGGATAATGAACGAGCAAGAAAAGATAAACAGGACGAAAGAGTGTCCAAGGTGCAAAGGAAAAGGTAGCATAGTCCTAGCAAAGAAAAGAAGTCTTAGCCAAAACAGATATTATTGGGGTGTGTTGATACTGCTTATATCTACAGAAATAGGAGAGGACAAAGACACAACACATGAAATTCTAAAGTATAAATTCAACTCAAGGAAAAAGATACTTCCAGATCAAAGTTGCGTTATGGTAGGAGTAAGCACTTCGGACTTAGATACTAAATCATTTGAGCAGTTCTTAGAAGTGTGTAGGGCATGGAGTAGAGACTTTCTTAATTGTCATATACCAGTACCTAATGAGGTTACAGAAGAAATGATGTTGGAATATGAGAAATCATACAATAGTCTATTTTATTAAACAATTAAATTAAAACAAAAAAATAAATGGGGAAATTCGCAAGGATAATAGAACTTGAAAACGGTGAGCAGGTACTATTGAAAAAAGGACAAGGTGAAGATGAAGCACCTTTTGAATTGAAAGTAACAACAGAAATAGATAATTGTGAAGTATCTATAACGCTTGTATATAAAAACGAGCAGTTAATGGATTCAGAGTTTGACAGTTACACAGAAGAAAAAGCAATTAAGTTTCGTAAAGGAATTGAAGCTGAATTTTTCAGTTAGGAAAACATTAAAAAATAAAACTTCTGGGCGGAGTTATAAAACCCACAAAAAACAAAATGGATAGAACAACAATACCAATCGAGTTAAAAAGAATTAATAGCTTTTTGGTGGAATTTCCAGAGATATTTTCTATACCAATTAATTCTATAGAAAAGATAAATCAACCTAAATTTAACAATGGTAAATGGGAAAATATTAGGATTGATTTTATTAACATGGTTAGGTTATCGACATCTAAAGGATTGTTTAATATTGTAAACTTTTTAAATACAAATAAAAGTGCAGATAAAAACTTATTCGAGGTAAAAATTAAATTACTCGATAAAACACATCAAGAAGTTGAAGAGTGGATTATATATGTTGAAAAGGTTTTACTCATTAATTTTGGTGAATTAGATTATAATTGTAATGATATACAAAAATCTTTTATAATTTTAAAACCGTCTAACTGTGTATTAAGTTAGCGAAATAATTATAGGTAATAATAAACATGACGGTTTGTAAATCAAACGCTTAAATAACTACTAACGTGGTAGAGAAAGAGTGGTGTATCACAGAGGATGAGATTAGTAAGCCAACTGTAATGGTGTAAGTGCAAGAAACTTCAACAAGCGGTAAGTAAACGCACCTAATAAGTCATGTTTATTTTGTATTTATATGAAAAAACCCGTTAAGAACAGATAAAACTAATATTAACGGGTTTATTTTTATAAAACATTTTGTTTTTATTAAAACATTTTGTAATATTGTATTAACAAACAGAAACAATAAACTAAAAAAGATTATGAGCTACTGCAAAGACACTAAAACTACAAGAATAGAATTAAAGAAAGATTACATTTTCGTTAGAAACTTAATTGGTAAAGGAGTTATTGACGCTTTAATTACTGAAAAACAATCTAAAAAACTTTGTATTTTAATGCAAGATATTAGAAATGAAAACTTTTCTGAAATATGGTCTAAATTAATGACTGTAAAGGGAGTTAGGTTTGAATATCAATCAAATTAAAATGCCAAAACAAAACAAAGCGATTGAGTGGCTAAACAAAAACAGACATGCAAAAAGAGAACAGAATACAAACAGCAAGGAGACTATACCTAGATGGACAGTTTAAAAAAGCCTTAGCGATTATAGTAACATTCAGAATAGGATTCACCAAAGACGACATTAGAAGCATGGAGATAGCCTACGAAAGCCTTATAGGTAAAAGAGATTTATATGAGAAGTTAGAAATAGACATTGAGGATCATATCCAAAAGTGCAAAGAGTTGTTTGAAACAAAAATTTTATCTAAGTAGAATCATGGTAGCATTAACAGAAAGAGAAATTGAAGAAAAGCTTATTGACAAAGGTTATAAGGGTCTTCCAATTAATAAGAATTACTATCCATCAAATGTGATTGAAAAATCATTTACTAGGGAGTATATTCTAGGACACAACGTAAGGATAAAGCAATGTCATAATTTCTTTATTTATGTAGTTAAGTAATAAACTAAAATAAAAATACATTGATATTCAAAATAAATTTAAGACAATGACCGATAGCGTAATTCAATTCAATTATAGTGATGGAAAGCATTTAACAACTATATATGTTAGAGCAAACACACATCATGAAGATTTCATACCAATTTTAGAAGAAATATGTGCCGATATTGACAATGCTGAAAGATTTAATGGTGGTAGGCTCAATTGGGGTAATTTTTGTTTAGAAATGATTAAAAGATTATGTAAATGGGTTGATAGACCTGACGGAATCAAAATAATCACAGAAACAAATGATAAAAATTGCAATACAATCTACAAACACGTAATAGAGCCTATTTCTGATAAATACTTAGATTTTACACTTCAAACAAGTAAGACACTGAATATAACTTCTAAATACCAAATAGGCGGTGAATTAATATTCAATGGAACGCTTTACGACTTTGTAATTGAATTGAAAAGTAAAATCGAAGACGAAAAGTAGTATTATGGGTAACGTCCCAGTGCTTGGTGCAGTGCGGGCTAAAAATGCACCATTTTTCGATTAATAACTAATAATAACAAATATGCAAGATATTAAAATTAAAGACCAAACCCCGCATTGCTCCAAACACGTGTTACCAGCAGTGCCTTTGTCGGATGTTTATTTAGAAGATTGTGTAACGGCATTAAAACGCTATGCAGATAACCATTTTGATTTGGCAATAGTTGACCCACCTTATGGGATTGGAATGGCTAAAGGTATTGAGGTGGGTAAATGGAAACGAAAAATTCACACTACAAAAGATT